TTGGCAAATAAAATCCCTTAATTCAGGGCGCTCAGCTAAAAAGTGTTCGTCCCAGCGGATTCGGCCTTCCTTCTGACCGGAGGTAACAGTACCGACCTTCTTGAAGCTAACTCGATAACTTCTCTTTTTCTCGGAATCCCACTTATTTTTATAGGTGTAAACGTAATAAGCCGAAGGGCTCTTTTTAATAATGAGCGGAGGAAGTTTTGGTGTATTCATAATTACAATCGATTATCTAATTAGGTAATCTAGTATAACACAAAAAATCCTTTTATTCCACTGAAATAAATGGATTTTTTGTGATTTTTAAATTTTTAGTTCTCTAGTTCTGCAATTTTTCAGTAAATAAAAAAGCCTTTATCCCTTGTGTTACTTAGGTTGGGGGCAGTTTAAGAATTATTTCTGCGTCATAATAAATCCAACCTCTTTAGAGTCAGCACTGCGCTGTTAGAGTCCTGGAACTTTGTCTTTAGACTTCTAGCGAGCTCTTGCAAGGAACAGAACCTATTTAGCATTGTTAATCCGCAAGCCTCTAAGATCGACGGTGCCTTTGATGTTTTTTAATCATTTCTACGAGCTCAGAAGTCCTTTGCCGCTCAAGACCCTTTCTGAGGTTGCCCCATCGCTCCATAGTTGCAAAGACTGAGCTGTCTTCACTTAGCAGTTGTGGGGCAACGTTTGCCTCTCGAAGACAAGTGGAAATTTCCTCAGCAGTCACATGCACGGGACTTTTTTCGGCACGACCTATATAAACCGAACAGGGATAAGCGCAAGATAGACAAGCGGTAAATCAAAGCGATGCTGTTTTAATGGCCCCCGCATTCTGAAATAGCAATACTTGTCGTCTGTAAGCTTTTAATCAAGCTTATTCTGTTCGTTACCTTCCTTATTGTGCAGAATAAACTCGGTGATTTCCTTGTTCCTTTTATTTTCTTCCTCAAAAACGGTATCATAAGCGATCAGAGATTCTGAGAGCGTTTCAAGACTGCTTCGGCCCGTTCGCAGCCGGTTATCTGTGGGGCGGGTTTGAGATGGAGCAGCGTGAGCCGGCGCGCTGTCTGAGTTGCGGTTGGTAGTCTGAGATATGACGTGTTGTGCGCCCGGAGTCCCGCCTCGCGCTCTCAGAATCTCTTTCTGGATCTTGGCTTACCGTCATAGCCTTTAAATAGGCTGTCGTACAGACAAGAACTGACATATCCTTCCCATGATAGAACCCCCTCCCAACGAACTAATTCCATAGGCTTCGGCTGTTGTATTAGGCAGAAAGGACGGTCCGATCGTTCCGACTCATGCTGCTTCGTTTCTTATTTTGAAATTCACCCAAAATGGTTTTTGTCGACTTGCACACATAAAAAAAGACTGGTATAGTTCGTTCCTCGGTTGCGCCAGTAGCTCAGCTGGATAGAGTACCTGGCTACGAACCAGGTGGTCGTGGGTTCGACTCCTGCCTGGCGCGCCAACCTCTCCTGAGCCTCAAGGCTTTTAGAGAGTAAACAGTGAAAACACCTCACAAAACACCACAGCGTGTCGTGAGGTTTTTTATTTCTCTATTGTCCTTCGGACGTTATTTGTGGTTCTGCTCGCAGAATTTAATTGCTCTTTGAGCCTGGTCGAGTAGTTCCCTACCCTCGACTGCCAGTTGTAGACATCGATTACGCTGTCTATCGGCAGCGGTTTTGGCTCTTCTTTCAAGCTCGGACAACTGGCCGCGCATCCACTCATACTCATCACGAGCACGAGACTCAGCAATCCGCAGATCAGATAAAGCCTGCGCGTCGTTCGCCTGTTTGGCCTTGTGTTCCTCGATCGCTCTCTCGAGCGCTGATATTTGAGTACGGGCATGTTTGAGTTCCTCCGTGTTCTGCCCCTGGTGATATCCGTAGAAGTATGCGGAAACGACCACAAGGAGCGCTCCGATAACCTTTGCTACCACGGCCACCACCCGTAGAAATAAGCTTGGTAGCTATACGACACTGCCAAGGTGGTCAGATCAACGATGTAAAACCACTTCCAGCGGGCGATAGCATTTAACAAGCCCTGCCTAAGTTGCCCCAGGTCGAAGAGATATTTATCCCGCACAAGGAAACAGAGGAAGAGCCATAAAACCAAAGACGAAATTAATCCCCCAGCTAACCACTCCTGCGGGCTTCTGGATATATAGGTCGGATAGAGAGACCCTCCTCCCTGTACGTTAAAAAGCCGCCAAAGGTATATTCCGAGATTAAGAAGCACCACACAAATGAAGCAGAGGCCGTATGTCTTCCGCAGTGTTGTTCTAGTCGGACCCATCTGCCACTCTTCAAGCAGCTTCCAAAAGTTCATACCGAATGTGCCCATCAATGTTGCTAAGAATATTCCAATAACTGATATAATTTCACTCATGGGTAAGCTCCATAAAGATTGTTAAAGACCGCTCTGTGCTACCAACACAGGGCGGTTTTAATTTTTACGAAAAGAAAAGTTCTAATTCCCGCATTCGCCGATCTCTCAGTCCTTTCTCATACTTGGTACCGGGACTGCAATATTTTGGCCACCATGTCCGGACGTTATCCCACTCGCCTCGGTTGATCATCCCGAACAACCGATACGTCCGACACTTGATAAGTCCGAAGTTGTAGACAAAACTCATGAGGGCGACGAACTGATTCTCATTGATATCGATATAAATCAGCGTTGCCAGCTCCTCCTGAGTGCGCTGTAGGTCTCTATCTAAAAGCTTGTAGGCCTCACCCTTGTTAACGACGTCACCCTCGTGAACGTCTCCTGTGTGGCCGAATCCGATCGTCCACCGCCCCGCCGGGCACCGGTAAGCGAGCGCAGAAAAACCCTCCTGCTCGGCAATGAAGCTGGACGCTATCTCAGGCGGGTACAGCATAAGGTTTTGTTTTCTCATCTGCCCTCCTCATGCTTCTTATAAAGCTCGTGAATCAGTTCAGTGTTGTGTTGGATGGCTCGCTCGTTGGCCCAAATGCCCTTTTTGATCTCGTCAAATACAACAGACCTCTCGCAGTAGTAATAACCCAGTAGGAAACCGAAACAGATGGCGATGGCAATGGCCGCTGATCTGCATAAGCGGATAGCCCACTCGTTTAAGAAGATGCTCATGATTTAGCTCCTAATCTGTTATCCAGAAATTTTTTGACGTAATAGGCAATAATCCTTACGCCCAGATATGCGGCCATAAATGAAATCCCGACGGCGGCAAGCTCGTTGACGCCATTCCCCTGAAGAATCCAGAAGACCCCGATAGCAGTAACGCCTCCTGATAGTGCTTCCCACATTGCTTCAAGGACAGAGAACTCGATTGGCTTTTCTTTTCGTTTTTCTCTCCAGTCGTCAACGTAGCGGAGAAGCCCCGCTATTAAGCCGAGACCTCCCACACAGGCGATGAGAGTATTAATTAGATCAGTGTGCTTAATCATGCGGGTCCTCCAGAGGGACGAAACTCTCAAGACTCAGGCCGAAGAGAAGCCAGAAGACCGCCTGAAAAACAGCGAAGTGGTAGCCAAATTCGTTCTTGCATGTAAGCGTTCTCGCAAGCCCCTCGATCTGGGGGCAGGCTCCGCGGCACAGAGTGAGCACCAGGCACTTCTTGCACTTCTCTCTGACACTCCACGGCTTGAAGTGCTTCGAGATATCGACTGCTTCAGGAGCCTCGATCGTGCCAACACATCCCTCCTCTGTGCAGTGATCGTGGCAGGAAAGGAAGTCGCCTTTGAGGTTTATCGCCGCGTTGTCCTCTCGGTTCATCATGCACTTGACCGCATTAGGGCTGAGCTTCGTTCTTTTCACAAGCGCTTTGAGAAGGCGGTCACTCTCGCCTGTAAGCGCGGGGAACTTGTCCCAACCTTCCCGGGTCAGCGCTTTAAAAATATTCTTCTGAAGCGTGAGCATCTGTTCTGCCGTAAACATCAGCTCGGAGTCTTGGACGCCCACGTGCGTCATGATGCCCTCAAAGTTCAGATGGATGCTCCCTAACTTAGCCTTGAAGAAGTCGGCGATGGCGTCCACGTCGGTATTCGCGGGCGACAGCACGCAGTTGATTGAGCAGTGCAGTTTGGAAAACGCTAGTCGCCACATGTCTACCATTGCCGGGTCATCCAGCGGGTCAGCTCCTCTCAGGTGGTAGCCCGGACCGTCATGGGAGAATGTGAGACTGATGCCGTAGGCCTCGCAGAACGCTATCTTCTCCTCATCAATCAAGGTGCCGTTGGTGATGATGGCAAAGCGCACCTCTGGGTACAGCTCCCGCAGTGCAGGTACGAGCTTTTGAAGAGTCTTCCAATAGACGAAGGGCTCGCCGCCCCAAAGCTCGATCACGCCGTGAACCCTAATGCCGGAGGCTTTCAGCCGTTCGATGAATGCAGGAACATCTTTAGGGGACGACACCCAGCGTTCATTTTCCCTATCACTTTGGGCGCAGTACTTACAGCTCATGTTGCACTTGAGACCGAGCTGAATGCGCAGGTCCCAGAGGTCCTTAGACTTTGAGTTTGAGAAACCCGCCTGTCCTTTCTGCTCCCTGAGCATGGCATAGGCCCGGAGTCGTTCATCTTTGGTAAGATCAACAGGATTACCCTGCCCGTCAAAAATTTCATTTGTTACGTTGTCGTAGACCCACGTTTCATTTTTACCGTCGTGGGTTCTACAGTTAAGCGCAAGTTTCATTTGAATAGTTTCTCCATGGTTTGGTAAAGACGGTACCGTTTGCGGGCAAAGTAGCAATCGATCTCATGAGTGTTGGACGTGTAGCAACCCCCTCGACACTCCTCAAGCGCCTCGCACTGCCGGCACTCGTCGCTGTCGAAGAACCGTCTCGGTGAAAGCTGAGCAACGGCTTTGATCGGGATAATCTTTTTGAAGATGTTTCCGGTAATGTTGGATGCGTCGTAATTGTGATGGCAGGCGTAAGTGTTCCCGTGCAGATCAACACTCAGAAGCTCGTCTCTCACGCACATCGGACCGACCCGAGACCTAACTGTGTTGCGGTGGTAGAGAAGCTGAGAGCACTGCCAAAGCGCCCACTGGTCGCCAAGGCGCGCCATCTCGATCACCGTTTCGAGGTGCGAGCAGAAGACATCCACGTCTTCCTGCGTCATGTAGTAGTCCTTAGCGCATCCGTCGTTGGCCCGTAAAAAATGTACAGCTGTATTGGGATATCGCCCGTAGCGCTCGCCCAGTGCATAGTAGAGGTCCCGCGCCGCCCACATGTCCGTCTGATAGTGGTGGACCAACATCGAGATTGAGAACTGATTGAGCTGGAAAATCAAGTCGAGCTGCTCGTCCGTGAATTCCCCGTCGTGCCAGGAAACCACCGTAAAAATGTCAGGATTGGCATTGGCATACTCGACGTAACCATCCGTCAGCGCTCGCCCGTTTGTTGTAATCGTGGACTGCTGAGGCGTGATACCGAGGCCCCTCAGGGTGCTGTGCAGAGCTTTGATTCGCTCCCAGTACAGCATGGGCTCGCCGCCCCAATATGCGATGCGCTCAACACGGCAACCCTCCAAATACTTCACAAGCCTATGCGCAAATGCTACAGGGTCGGCCTTGTGGTCGGCAGGGGACTGCTCGTTCGTCTGTAGGCAGTACCCGCATTTCATGTTGCAGGCGCTCCCAATCAGGAGGTTGACGTGTTTAACCATCGGCGCTCACCCGAACCACCGCCTCAGCCCTAGACGTGAAGAAGCGGTGATTGATTTTCATCCGCATTGACTCACCGTCCTGTAAGCCTAGGGCCTGTGCTCTAAAGCGGCCGACGCCATTAGTGACAGCAAGGCGTTTGTGCGGTGCGTAGCCATCCACGGGTTCTACAATGTAGCCGTCCCACGTGATGTCGGATGCGACTTCGTGAGTTTTCCCATCCTTTAGTGTCAGCGTGAAATCGACCCACCCGTCTGGTGCAACGGTTTCAGAAGACGGGGTAAGCTCGTAAGCCAAATTCAGCCACTTAGATGTAGTGCCTGTCATCACGTCGTCAGCCGTCCAAACGTCGCCTAGGTCATCAACGTTAGTAATTATTGTGGCGTCAGCCGTGGTTGTTATCGATCGGGCACACTCCGTCACTGGCGCTGCCGGGTTTCGAACCCATAAGTCAAACAACCACATACCGCCCATGTACCGGCAGTACTCCGCAGTGTTTCGAAAATCAAAGTATGTAAGACCGCCTTTTAGGTCGCAACGGAACACACGACCGTCAAACCAAGTAACAAAGTGTGCCCCTGGTACCCACACGCGCTGGAACTCCGGCTTAGTTTTATCGATGATTATTTCTGCAAGAATGACATAATCTTGGTCGTTGATCTGATACAGCTCGCTGTGCTTCATCTTGCAATAGCGACTACCCAGCTCCTCTGTCGTTGACAGCTTCTCGATCGGAACATATTCGGCGTCCGGTGCAATGTCAAAACCGTCTGTCGGGGCCAGCAATCGAAAAGCGGCTCGGGTTTCGTCCACGGCAAGAGAGAAGTGGTCGATCGGCAGTTCCTTTGCAATGACATGTCTAAAATGAGGCATTTATATTTCCCTAAAAAAGTTAAACAATCGAACAATCAACAAGCGTTTGTTATGAACTGTCGTCGCCACAGTCCGCAGAACTGCAGTTGCTCATACAGTTGTAATACCCCGTATCCATACAGTCACCGTTGCAACGCTCGCATCTGTTGCAGTCACCCGCACACTGGACCTGACCACAGTGAACTTGGTTGCACTGAACTTGATAACAGTGCACATTGCTGCATCGGGAGCATTGAGAACAGTACGTGCAGTAAGAGCAATAAGAGCAGTGAGCTGTTTTCCAATTCAAATTGTTGGCTAGCTGGCTGACCTTGCTGAGTCCTGTCCAATAGCCCACGTCGTCCGTCAATTGACTGACTTTAGTTAACGAGGTCTTTTTCCAAAGGCCCGCGTTCTCCGTGAGCTGAGACAACTTGGTCGGTATCTCAGACTTTTTCGCTAACGGAATGCCGCCCGCGGTCGAGTCATCATGTACAACTAGGGTTTTCTTCGTTGTGTCTACCGTGATCTCACGGTTGTAACCTTTAAAGTTTGCGTGCTGAGCGGTCGTTCCGCCGCGCAAAAGAATTGTTTTCACCATGTCGAAGCCCTGTTAGTTATCATCGCCACATTGGCATGCGGAGCAGTAGTCGTAGTACGCGCACTTAACCGTCGTGCAGTTAACCGTTGTACAGTTCACCGTCGTGCAGTTCACGGTCGTACAGTTGTGACAATTCGAGCATTGCGAACAGTACGTGCAGTAAGAGCAGTACGAGCAGTGACCCGTTAGATAATTCCTATCGTTTGTTAACTGACTGATCTTCGTGAGGCTCGTCTTTGTCCGGAAGCCCTTATCGTTTGTCAGTTGAGAAAGTTTTGTAAGCTCAGAAGACCGCCACACCCCCACGTCGTCCGTAAGCTGAGAGAGTTTTGTCGGAAGCTCACCAAGTTTTGCGAGGACTGTTCCTCCTGCTGTTGAGCCGTCGTGAACTCGGATTGTGTGGAGATCATCGTCAATCGTGATCTCCTTTGCTCGACCCTTGAACGACGCGTGCTGTGCTGTCGTCCCGTGCTTCCATTGAATGACCTTTGACATTTATTCTCCTAAGAGCAGTGCGTGCAGTAGGCGCAATATGTGCAATGCGAACAATGCCCCGCGATGTACTTTTTATCGTTGGTAAGCTGTGAAACATTCACCAACTCCGATTTCTTCCAATACGCAACGTCTGCCGTCAGCTGGGATAGCTTTGTCAGATTTGAGCTTGAGCGGTAAACATCGTTTGTCAATTGATTTGTCGCTGTCGGAATCTCTGATTCTTTGGCGATTCTGTGACCACCTGCGGTCGAGCCGTCATGCACCCGCACTCGTTTCTCTGTCGTGTCCACGGTCACCTCTCGGTCGTGACCTGTGAACGACGTATGCTCGGCAGAAGTTCCGCCTCGGAATTGAATGATTTTCAATGGCATCAGCTAAGACCTCCTAGATCAACCAATTCAGGGATTTGCCCTGCGGCACCCGTAGCTCCTGTTTGTCCTCTCGGTATTTTCAACACAAAGCTTGGGGCCTCGGCAGTGCCACTCTTAACCACCGAGGGAGACGCACTTGCGTCGAGCATCTCAACTGAAATCGTAATTACGGGGGTGGCACCCGTTGCTCCAGTAGCACCCGTCTCCCCTTTTTCGCCCGTTGCTCCAGTAGCACCCGTCGGGATCCCAAAGGTAAAAAGCAGAGCTTCGTCGGTGCCCGACTTCGTAACGGTCGCTGCACTACCGGCCGGAAGGGTTGTTGATTCAATATCGATAATGGGTGTCGCCCCGGTGTCGCCCTTTTCTCCCGTCTCGCCTTTAAGACCTTGCGCCCCGGTAGCACCCGTCTCCCCTTTCGGGCCAACAAGCTCTCCCGCGTTAACCCAAGACCCAATGGTAGTAGTTACTCCGTCTTCATCCGTAACCTCTTCCGTCGTCCAAACATAGAGGTTAAGTCCTGCTAAATAGACTTTTCCTTCTTCCCCCTCAACTTTGGAAAGCGACTCATAGTCGGGATAGGTTCCGGCCACCTGAAGGCCGTCGCCCTTGTCTCCCTTCTCGCCTTTAAAACTACCGAGCTTGGGCGACAAAGTAGCCGTTCCCGCGGTAGGGTCTACTGCTACAACGGAGAAAAAATCTCCGATTGAGCTGACCACATGGTCGCCGACCTTGGTGTTGACAGCCGGCGTGATGGGGCTAATCTCAACGGTCTGCGAGCCCTCAGCTGTCGCTAAATAACGGAAAGAAAAGCCAGCCGTAGCGTTGGCTTCTAAGACTTCCTGGCGGATTGTCTCCAGCTCTTCCGCAACACCCGCGGCACTCTCAACGATCGCCAAATTGTCAGACACTGCATCGACAGCAGAGAGTTTCTCCTGCACAGCCGTGATCTTTTCCAGGTTCTCTGACACCGCCGTCACATGGTTGATGCCGTCCGAAACCGTCCCGATATCGTCCAGTGATCGATAGACCGTTTCGATCGTCGGCCAGTTCTCGCTGACAGCATTCACATCAGTAATGCTCTCGGCAACGGTAGTGATGGACGCAAGGTTCCGGTTGGTCGTCTCCAGAGTTGTAAGGTTGTTTCTCAGCGTGGTGATGTCGTCTGCCTTCGGGCCCAGAGCGGCGATATCAGACGAGATACCCGATAGCGTTTTGAGGTACCCGCCCTCAATAGTCGGTATGTCTTCAGGCGCTTCTGTGACGAGGCCGAGATCGAGCGTCGGAGAAGAGAACCCCTGCAAATCCGAGGAGACAATCCTAATGTCTTCCATGTTGTTGTTGACGTTCTCGACTTTCTCAATGTTGTCGCCCACGGGGTGGATGCAGTCGTCGATATGGTCCGCAACCTTCTTGATGTAGCCCTCAGTAACCCGAGTCTCACCGTCGATGTTTGTGTCCGTGATCGCGCCCAGGTCAAGCGTATCTGTCTCGAACCCCCTGAGATCGGAGCCGACTCGGTGGATTTCATCAATGTGATGCGCGTTCGTCTGAAGATCTGCAACATGTGGGGCAAGCACGTCTGTTGCTTTACCGATCACCTCAACTCTAGCCAGTACCTCCTCGGCTCGTGCCACTGCTGCATCGATCGCCGCCTTGTGGATATCGATAAGCGCCTTGGTTTCCTGAATCTCCTGCCACGTGGCGGAGACATTCTGGCCGGTGGAGACAACCTCGTTGTAGATTGCCTCCGCCCGCTGAGCGTAATCAGCCGCTCTGTTCGCGACCTCCAGAAGATCAGACATAACCTCCTGTGGTGTTTTCTCGCTGGTGAGAGGAACGATCAGACAGCGGCTCAAGGTCTCCTTGAGCTCCTGGCAGATGATGGTGAGTTTGTCGTAGGCGTCGTTCAGCGACTCAGGAAGGAAACCGTCATGGTTAGTCAGCACCAGCTGTTGGTCAATCGCCGTGTCCGAAGTGATCGCAACCCTCACACCTTTAGCGGGCGCATCCACAAACACTACCGAGCCCCCGGCTCTTTCGTCCTGGTTGCTGTTCAAGGTAACAGTGTAGTCCGTGCCGTAGCGCAGAGTCACCTCTTCATCCGTAACGCTGGTACCGGATGAGGTCTTGACTACCACATCTGTTTCACGAATCGCCTTGAAGGAAAACGGGAATTCCTTGAGAATCCCGTTTCCTATAGTCGGACCCGCTTTGCGGGGAATGTTCTGTACGGCCATTGCAAGAATCCTTGTTTGTTTGAAGGATTCTTGCAGACAGGCCGCCTCTCAATGCAACGATCTTTACTTACCGGTAATCAGGGAGAAGTACGAGTCCCCTTCCTCAATCAGGTTGTAGCCTTTGATCGCCTGGTTGATTGGCGAGACAGGAATACCCGTCCAAGAGCCGAGAGCGGAGATGAAATCCCGCAGCGCTCTTTCCGTGAACTCCTTATCTTCAAAGAGAATACCCTGAGCGTCTTTGAGCGCCTTGGCTGAGTCCGTGTACTTTCTCATCGCAGTCGGGCCGCGATATCCGTAGTCGCTCATTGCCGAAGCGAACTCACGTACACCCCACACCATTCCCGCATCGAACTGCAAGGAGGCAATGGCCGCGCCTTTCAGGTGCTTCACCCAGAATTCGTCCTCGTCATCGTCGTCCTCCTGCCCGAGAAAAGACGCCGCCTCCCGAATTCCGTACTCAAGCACGGGCTGGAGGATACAAATCGTGAGAATCTGAGCGGCCGCTTTCATCGTGCTCTGCGTCTTGCCTGACACGACCGCAAGATTCAGCGCGGTGTTGAAGAACGTATAGAAAACAGTGAATAGTTTCTGCCACGGGTTGCCGCGCTCGACCGCTGATAGGTCTCCAGGTCTTCCCGAGCCCTGAGAGTTCATCACTGCCCAGTCCGCAAGGTCCACAGCTTCAGCGTCAGAGTGCCCCTCATGGAGCGCTTTCTCGTACGCACCAAACCACGTGGGAATATCGACCATCAGCTGAACCATCGTGAGCGGGGCGTAGGCCGCCTCCTGCAACTTAGCCATAACTGTGGAAGCCCCGTTGATTCGGGAGCTGATCTCGCTAACCTCTCTGAACTGAGTGCGTGTGCGATCACGCATCATGGCGGATTTTCCGCACACCCAAGCGTTGGCATTCGTTCCGTGTTTCATCGCTTCAGCCATACCGCGGCTCAGCCAGCGGGGGCCAAGGAGAGCCGCCGACTGCGTAAGACCGACGACCTGAATAGCCGCCACGCCGAAGTTGAACCCGATGCCTGCAATTGACACCCCGTGGCGTAGGAGTGTTGCCACACCGTCAGAGCTCGTCGTCTTCCCTCGCCCGTTCTCTCGAACGTCTTTGAGCCAATCGATGATCGCTTGGTAATACTCGGAGCCGTAGCGCTCGTGAATCGCTTTTGCGATCGGGCTGTCAGGGTTGAGAAGTTTTCGCATGTCGTTCATGAACTCGGCAAAGGCACAGTAGTACGTCTGCTCGTTCAGCCCGTCAAAAAGCGCTCGGGTCGTGAGAAGAACAGGCCTCTTGTATTTCGTCAAGCGACCCTTCAAGTGTCCGTCCGCCACACCTTGGTTAGAGAAGATGGACTGCATGCTGTTGACCCCGTCCACGCTTGCCAAACGGGCTCCTGACAACGAGGCCTTGCGGTCATAAACAATCGGATAGTAACCGCCCTTAAGGGTTCTGTTTCCAATCTGAACAGGCATCGGCTGAACCCAAAGAGGAGTGCGGCCGTTCATCCGTTTGATGACCTTATCCACCTCCTGCCGGCTTTTCTCAAATGTGTCCCACACGGCTTCTGCCGCTTTATAGAAACGCTCATCAGGGAGCATCTCTTGGAAAAACGCATCCATCACTGCGTCAGCTTTTGCCCAAGCCTGGGCGACAGCGGCAGGGTCTTTAGGGTCGTGGTCCTCAAGAATGTGGATGCCATCAACGGCCAGTGTCTCGGCTATTCGCTGGCGATTCCCTTCGTTGCCGTAGTTAAGAAGGATTGTGAAGGCCTCTTCAATGCTGAATTCAGCTCCGTTAAATGTTTTGCTTGCGATGGGCCGTCTATTTCTCAGGTCTTTAAGGATTGGCGAGAGCGCTCGGTCAACTTCTTTTGAGAATTTTGCCTGGAGTTCAGCCTGCTTATTGGCGCAGTGGCCGTACGGGTGGATGATTAGCTTAGTAAGTATTCCGTCGTAAGCCCCGTCCAACACGGCTATGAGCGCGGAGGCTCGGGCCTGAGATAAGCCGAACTTAATAAGCCAATTCTTGAAGCGCTCTGACTTTCCGCTTCGCTCACGAAGACGCTTCGCTCCTCGGCCGTGCTGGTCTGCAACCGCTCGGATGCTGTCTGCTCCGTCCTGCTCGAGTTGATCGAGTTCGATCTTTTTATCTTCAAGCGTGAAGTGCTTCTCGTCTCGCCCGAGTTTTTCAAGCGCGGCCGTGAACTCCTTGAACTGCGTGAACCCCTCAGGCGTCTCCAGAAACGCAGTATCCGCTCGAGTAATCGCATCAGTTATGACTTGGAACTGGTCGAGGTTTGCTCCTGTTTCCGCTTCCAGCTTGTGAAGGGCTCGTTCAAAGCTTTGGCTCTCGGGATTAAGCGACAGCTGTTTTTCCGTGAAAAGCCCCATGTTGGCAAGCGCTCTCTGGATGAGCTCCCAGTGTCTCTGGTCCACGCTCTTTTTGACTTTCGCTTTGAACTTATCGAAAGAGCGACGAGTCTTTGAGCGGTAAGTCAGCGCCTGTTTTGCCGCCTTTGCCATAAGTGCGAACCCAAGCTCCTTACGCTTTGTTCGGATTGCTCCGTCGATGTCTCCTTTCGCCCACAGCTGACGGGCTTCTCTCTTTGCTCGATTAGCCTCGGTGATGTACTTGGACGGTTTGATATCCGAGTACTTCATTTTGGAGACAGCCTCTTCAGCAAGGACCGCCATTTGTTCGTTGTTGATTGCGACGTTTTGCTTTCTTGCCATGCGCAGGAAGGCTTTCAGTTCAGCGGTCAGCACCTTGATCTTGGCGTCATTGAACATGGCGGCCACTGCCGCGTCCTGAACCTGCTGAGGCGTCGCAAGCTCAGGGTTCTCGCGAACGAAGCGATCGGCGGCCCGCTGGTTGATGACATCCTTCGGCTTGAGATTGTTGAGCAAGTCTTCAACCATGGTTTTTGCGTCAGGATAGTTCAGGGCTGCCGCAAGGTCATCAATCGGAAGTCCGCCCTTTCTCGGCTGCTTCACCGCAAGCCCAGCCTTGTGAAGCTCTTCAACCTGCCGCTTGGTAAAACCAAGAGCGAGAAGCTCTCCCATCGAGAGCTTGAAGAAAACTTTCTTGCCGCCAACCGCTGCGCCGTTGTGGATTTTGTCCCAAGCTTTATAGGTGTCGGTTGCTTCAAACGCTTTCTGCTCTTCGTCCCTGATGCGCTTGAGTTCTCCCTTCACCTCGCCTTGGAGTTCTCTGAGCGCTTTGCGGCGCATAGCGTTCACTCTCTCAGAAAGCCGTGTGTTGCGTTCAGTCTGCTCAGCCTCGGCCTCTGCGATCATGTCGTTAACACTCTGGTGGTAGCTCTCGAACTCTTCAGGCGTCATACCCGCTTCCTCAGCAGTAGCAAAAAGTGCCTCCACGTTCTGGCGGATAGTGGCTTCTCTAATCTGAGCTTCAGCTAAGAACATGTTGGAGAACATATTCTGAACTGACTCGTCGAACTGAGCGCCGGGAATTCCCGAGAGACACATGTATAGCTTTTTAAGCCAGGAAGCAAACTGAGCGAACACGCCCTGAAGGTTTTCGCTCGGAGCTTTGCCGAGCATAAGCCAAGCCTCGAAGGAGCGGGCGAACTTCTCGTGCCCCTTTCTCTTTTGGTCCGTTGACATGGACTGCCACTGCTCAGGGCTTTTCACGCCGACAAACTTGAGCACCTTCTGCATGTTTTCCGCAAAGTGCTTCTCTCCTTCCGTCTTTGGGCCTCCCCTCTTGAGCATATCCGCGTACGCCTGCATCCTTGCTTCAAGGAACATGTGCCCAGTCTCGTGCAGAAGCGTCGAGCGGTCCGCACTCTTCCAACGAGCGATAAGTTTCAGCTCGGGATAGAAGTCGCCCCTAGAAGCTTGGGAGAAAGAACCGTTGCGCAAATGAGACAGCGCTTCGATAAGCTCTTGAACATCGGGGGACATCGGGGTTATACTTTGGACATCGTGTAGGGGGTTCGCCCGCCTACGTGTGCCCTCCTCTGTAGCTTCGGTTACAGAGGAGTTTTTCGTCAAGGCCTTGTCTTTCGCGTACGCTTGGTTTACCCAATTTAAACCACTATCGAGACTTTCAATCTCGATAGCATCTACCTCGTAGACTTTCTTTCCTACCTTAGGTTCGGAAATAACACGAACCGTAATTCTTGCAGCGTACGGTTTGCCTCTATGGATAAAGCCGGAAAAGTGTTTCTCCACGTGGTCGATTGCAGGACGGTTCTTTCTGTCGGGAGCTGACCAGCCGTAAAACGAATTAGCAAGAAGCTGCTCAAGATTAGATACCGCAGTTTTAAACACGTTTTCGTCAACTACACGGGTCGGGTCCGGACGGCTGACGATCTCCCTGATTCCCCTACCATTCAAAGTGGCGGTACCGGAAACCCCCAATTTCAGCTCCTTCCCGGATAAGCTCTTCAGATGCTTGGCTAGGTCCTTATAGTTGCCTACAAACTTATCCTTAATATCAATGATGGAAATCTTGAATCTCTCAAGCCTACCCCACGACTGGCTAAACGCATCAGCCTTCCACAGGCTCGGATTCTTTCCTTCTACCTCAACGAGATTACCTTTCGCGTCTCGCTTGACGTCGGGCTCTCCGAGAATGCTTGCTCCGTACTCCTGCCAGAACTGCTTCGGAGACATATCAAGGTCAAGGGCGTTTGCGGCGACGAAGGACTGGACAATCGCTTGAAGAGCCTGCGTTTCCTCCTCGCTTCCTGTCGCCTTGAGAACCTGCTCGCCGACAAGTCTTCCAACATCGGCAACCTCAGCGTTGAAAAGCTCAGCCGTTGCGGAACGTGCGGCCGCAAGCTGTCTGGCCGCAGCCGCTTTAACCTCTTCATCCTGAATAGCCGCCTCATTGACCGACGGCTCTCCGTTGAAGGATAGGTAGCCCGCAACCTCGGGATTCTCGTTCATCAAAGCTAAGGCCTGCGGAAGGGGAAGCTCAACCGAAGTCCCATTCTGCTTAGCCTGTTTGATGCGCTCCTTTACTTCAGGCGACAGGGCCTTGGAGTCGGCCTCAGACAAAACTTCCAGTGCGGTACCGTCGATAGAGACTGAAGTCAAACCTGATCTTTGCGCAACCTCCTCCATGTGGGACTCGACCGTTGACGGGTCGATCTTCACAGCTGACGATGCCTTTAGCGCTTCATTCAGTTTCTGAGCGGCCTGAGCCTTGAGCTCCGCGCGCGCCTTGTTTTGCAGAGTTTCTGAACGGGCTTCCAGTGACGTGGACGCCACCTCAATCGGAGCCATGAAGCCTTCGCCTGCGATCTCGGCGTAGATGTCCGCCCACGAGGTAATCCTCCCCTCAGCGAGAAGCTGGCCGCCTGCTTCGCCCGCACCTCCAAGCGCCCCGCCGAGAGGAACCTGGACGGCCATATTTGCGAAGTGCTTCTTTGCGGGCGCCTCAGCCCAGCGGGCAACAAGCGCCTTCGGAAGAAGAACCTTGGAGGCGACACCCAAGGACAGAGCATCGAACGCACCGACGGAGAGCGCGTGCGCTCCCGCCTTGCGTCTTGCCTCGTCGATAACGTCAGAGGTCAGCGCCTGACCGGCCTTCTTCGGCTCCATGTAGTTCACGCCCGCTTCTTTGACGCCCTCGTCAACCTGAGACTTGTAATCCAGAGCGGCTGAATAGATACCGGCCAAAGCGGCTGAAACGGCAACGGGGGCGCCGACTGCTGTAGCGATAGCCGCGCCCGCAAGCGCTGGCGCATACTGCACGACCGATTCAGGAAAAAGATCGGCCGCGATCTGCACAGGGTCCTCGAAAAAAGCGTCCGCCGCTTTCTTCCAATCGTCTTTGTTTGCGAAGAATTTCTGCGTCGCGTCTGAAACCGGATATTGAGCTTTGCTCCACTCTTGGTAGCGCTTTTTCTCGAGCGCTGTCTCGTACTGCTTTTCCAGTTCGGGAAGGGAGTCGAGCTCATTTTTAAAGCGCGCGGCATTAATAATCGTCTCTTCCTCGTTTTTGCCTGCGAAGACTTCATCAGGAGTTGCCCCGTTGGCAATGAGCGCCTGCTTGGCTTTGATCTCGTCAATCCGCTCTTTCAGATCAATCGCCTCAGTCTCGTTTCTGAATAGGCCCTGAATCGCTCTCGTCCAGGAGTTGGCGGCAGATCGCCCTACCCCTTTCGGCTTAATACCTGCGGCTGTGGAGAGCTTCCAGATTGCGGACTCCATGAGACTCATATTGCCGAGGTCTTCACGTACGACGTTCGCAAAGTTCGGCTCTCTCATCTTTTCAACCAGCACAGGCGCCATGGCCTGAATGCCCGCTATGTTCGCCTTGTTCGTGAGGCGCTCGGCGTCCTCTTCGGGCGTAACGAGCGCGGCCTGCTCCGGCGTCATGCGAAGCTCTTTTGCCTTGTTCAGAAGCATAGCCGACTGCTCGGGTGTCTTCTGGATAAGGTACGACGACATCAGGCCCTGCTCAGCCTTAACCTTGTCTTCCCATTGAAGCTGTTCTTTGAGTCCCATATTAATATCCCTCGTCTCGAATTACGGAGAACCCCTCCTGCCTGTCTGCTGTTTCGCTCGAACAACGAGCCAAGAAATAGGCTCTGAGAAACTCGGCGCCCACGGGGTCTCTCCCCTTGATCTCTCTGAAGTCCTTGCGCACCTTCTGAGCGAACGCCTCATCAAAAACGATTTTGCTTACGTCCACGTTCGGAGAGCGGTTCATCACGATCTCGCGAGCGACGTTCATGATCTCCAGGTCTGAAGGCTCGTGGCCGTACCTGTCCTTAGCGATTGTTTTGCTGATGTCTCTCACGTCAGTAAGCCCTTCGTCAGGGAGCGTGCTTGCCTTGGTACCGAAGAGCATCACGAGTTTCCCCGGGTCTGCGCCCCCCAAGCCGTTCGTCATTCGACCGACTGCCTTCATAACGCCCAGCTCGTCAGTGATGGCCGTGCCTGAAATCTGCCCCTCAATTGCGATTGCGCTCATAAACGTTTGAGCCGCATTGTTGAAAGACGTACCGTCCTTGTCTTTATCCTTGAGTTTTGCCAGGGTGGGAACCGCCAGCATGGCCTGTTTGACCTTGGAAGAAGCCGGCACGAATTCAGGCAGGACCTGCCCCTGGATGCCTGCGCGGCGTGCCAGCTCCTGTTTTTCCTGAGCGGTTCGCCCTTCGGACTGGACCTTGAACCAACGGGTTTGAAGCACTGCGAAATCACGCTCCGAGTAATGCGGGCGCAACATTTTCAGCCCGTCAAGAGAAACGGCTCTGAGCTGGTCGTCGTTCGCATAGAGAGATGCGACCGCGGGGTCTGTCGTGTCCTCGCCTCGTTGCAGTTTTTCAGCGATCGCCAGGGCGTCTGTTTGCTGTTTGCGTGTTAACTGCGCCCACGCTCTCGGGTCAACCGACGACGGGTCGCCGCCGTTCGCATACATTGTGTCGGTCACGTACGCAAGAAGATTTTCTTGGCGCTGCTTAAATTCGGCTTGCTCTCGGTTCTGCTCGGCAACGAGGCGACCAAACACGAAATGCCTGTAGCTTGGGTCCGTACGAGCCCTCGGGTCCTTTTCTAAAAGCCATTGTTCAATCTGATTCGGTGTCATCCACGTGGGCTGAGCCCTGAACGCGGCAGGAGTGAAAGAGTTCACGCTCTTGCCGTCAGCACCCTTAGCACCCGTCGAGGAGTAAGCCTCTAAGGCGTGCATACTTTGTGCGACTTTTTCCTGTACGTTCTTCGGCAGACGGTCAAACCAGCTTGCGCCCTCGGTATCCTCTTCTGCTTCTTTCTGAGCGGCTTTAACTTCTCGAGGGCTGGAATAATACGCCGCAAACGCCGCCTGCTTGTCGCCCGCGAATTGTCTCAGATGGTCCTTGTACACCTTCACGCCCATCCCAATGTTGTAGGCCTTGTCGTCTAGGAGGCGCTTCGGGTCAACGTTTTTGTCGAGCTCATACGCATTCTCGAGCGAAACGTTGGAGGCGCCGTAACGAGACCGGGCAGAGAATTTCTTGCCGTCGTGCGTAACTTCGCTCGTGTCCGTCTGAAGTTTCCCCAAGCCGTGAATGACGCCCACGGTGAAGTCCTCAAGCGCCGCAGCGTCTCCTGTGTTTGCGGGGATGCTGACGCCCTGCTCGCTGAGGATGCGGCGGACCTCTCCTCCGTTTTGCATCAGGGTGTAGCCGCTGTGCTCCGCTTTGAATTTGTCCTCTGTGATCTGCGCCTTAGCCTCTTTCACCGCAACGTCAATGGTTCTTCTCAGACGGTTGACGTCCGAGCCCAGCATTTTGCTCGAGTGTTTTTGCAAAAGGCCAAGCGCCTGAAAACCGACTGACGGGTTTGGCCCCGCATTGGACATCACACCGTCGATCGCATTGGCGTACAGATTCGACGTGTATTTGCGCCTAAAGTTTTCCCTCTGGTCCTGCGGAATACCAAGAAGAGATGCCAACTTGTCCACGTTCTCAGTGAGGCGGCTTTCCCCATCGGCCAGAAGATCGGGCTTATAGCCGTTGACTGAGGCGGCTTCGACCTCGTAGTCGATTGCAGAGGTGTAGACGCCCTTCTGATACTCCATGCCCTGATTTGCGACGTGACTCGAGACGCCGCCGTAGACCGACTGGTAGACGTTCATCGCATGGCGGTTAAAGGCAGCTCTTTGCCGACCCGTGAGCTTCTCTCCGATCTTGTCTCCGTAGGAGCGCATATCTGCGTCCACTCGCTCAACAAGCCCCCTTCCCTGATCGTCAGGCTCCAGAGCGTTCGCCTGCAAAAGCTTTCTCCAGCCGTTCTCGCCTGCTTCAAGGTCTGTAGCGTGACGCCTTAAATCTGTGATCGCCGCGGTGACTCGAGCGTCATCCTGCTCGGCCTGCACCTTTGCTACCATGTGGTCGAACCGAGCGGATGCTTTGTCCAACAGGCCATGAAACTTTGACTCCTCAGCGATCGGAATGTTAAGCGATACGGGGTTGTATCCCCATTGGTTCTCTCTGACGTGGAATCCGTCATATTTGGGAACACTGACCGAACCTCTTCTCGGCGCGTAGCCGCCCGCGGATACATCTGAAATTTCCTTAGCCATTAGGAGCCTCCAAAGTAGCGGCTCCACCTATCGGCAACAACGGAGCCTTTTTCCAACAAACTGCCTGCCGCCTGCGACACCCCTTCGCTCGCTCGGTAGTCACCCATGATGCGGGCGATTGAACCCGCGTTGCTTGCCTGAAGCCCTTGAGCCTTATAGCCCCAAGCAGAGCTGATCGCATTCAGCTTGACCGAATTCATATCGAGTCGCTTCATGACCTCAGTGGAGGCAAGAACTTCAGCAGTTGAGCCCGAGCCGATCTTCACGCCGTTGGCGCCCATAGCGACTCTTTGCTGAGCTTTGACCTGGCCGGCCTTGTAGGTCAGCTGAGCCATCTGGCTCTCGCCCTGACGGTACGCCGACTCGGCTGACATCTGCGCCATCTGTCTGTTGTTCTCGGCAATCTCTTCCTGCTTCTTGCTGACGTACTTCAGAGTTTTCCCTGTCGAGTACGCGGAATAAACCGAGCCGATCATTTGACCGATTGCCAGACCGATGCTGGCGCCCTGCATTCCGTTGCTCAGCCCCTCGGACCAACCGCTCTTCGAAGCCGTATCGGTCTTCGGAGCCGTATCGATCTTCGGAGACTCCGGAACCACGTACGCTTCGCCAATGAAACTGCTTCCTGACGGCCCTACCGGGGCTGTCTCCAACAGACTTGGCATGCCAAATTTCTGCGTCACCTCAGCAAAGGGTTCCGTTCTCGTTGTGAACCCTGTGTGACTGAAGCCTAATTTCGGCCCCGTCCTCAGTGAAAGACTAAGTGCCATGTTATCCTCATTGTGCTAAATCAACTGCGACTGAAACGATCGTCAAGGGGAGCGGGTCCACCTGACGCACACAAATCTGCCCCGCATCGTTCCAGGCGCAGTACGGCATGATTGAAATCTCTTTCTCCATCCAATCGGGAGGAGACCCGTAAGGCTCGCTCGTTCTCTGCTTAGCCTCCACTAAGTTCTCGAAATCGGGGCCGATGAAAACGCCCGAAGATTTGACGACCCGCAGATACACGTCGTTGATGTTTTTAGAGTGCCCGATACCGTAGGAGCCATCCTGAAGCTGGACCGAGGCTGGCAGCGTCTGGAAATCCGCTGTGATCGGAAGGCCCACGAACACCTTTGTTGAGGGCTGGCTCAGCGTGATTGTGCCGTTCACCACGGTCTGCTGTGGAAGAACACAGCCATTGGCGAAGATCGATACTTTCTGTCCTTCAAGCCAGGTAAGGCCCGAGATCGTCTTGGTTGCGGCGCCTTGATAAATGCCGCCGCAGTCCACGTGGAACGCGTCCTCAAGCCGGGCGCAAAAGCGCTCGTGCATGCGCTCGACGTAACGCACAACGGCCCCGTTGATCGTGCGTCTCATGCTCAAATAAACGACGTCCTCTTCGCCCTCTACTACCGTCGTCACCGACTCGACCGCTCCGTTCGTGAAGTCGTGACGGTGCCAGCCGCAGATATTTTGCTCGGGCAGATAAGTACAGCCGATCAGGGAGCCGTCAGACATTGCGCACCAAATGATCGAGTCAGGCGCTTTCGAGAGCGCCATGTCCTTGACGGGGTTGTTCTCGAAGAAATGTTCGGAACGAATGGAGATGTCGCCCGTCGAGAAGCCCGAGGCCTGCCAGTTGTAACCGAGCTCCCGTACGTGGTTGCCTCGAGCCGCCGCGTAAACCATGGTCGAATTCACGATCACGGGCTGAACCATGGAGGAGCCAATGTTTGCCTGAACCTTGGCGTCGATCGAATCAGGAGCCAGGCCAGAACCGCTCCCCGCAGAAATTCGATACTCCGTCGAGTTCGTAAGGGCTACTAGTTGTGAAAGCGGAATCAAGTGGATGATCTTAGACGCCTCCTGAGCCGCGATTGTGAACCGGATGCGATTGTCGGATTGGCTCGGGATGGTGTAGCTGAGGTCAGACTCCGTGCCGCTTCGAGTCATCCACACCGTCTGCGGGTTTTGCGGCGTCCCTGCAAAGCATCTTCTCTGCTCGAAATATGCGACAGCACTAGGGTTGCGTCCGTTGCCGAGAACCTGGTCATATCGGGGCGGTGTAATTCCGCTGTCGGCGTCCAGGTTGTCGTCGTTAAGCGAGAGCTCCTCAGTCTCGCCAATGAAACTGTAAAGACCGCCCTTGTTCTTGTACACGCGGTATCGACTTGCGCCGGCCACCGCCGACCATGTGATCGTCACACCCGAACTATTCAAATAGAGGTTGCCTTTGCAGGAGCCTATCGCGCTCGCTTCGCTCTCCTGAATGCCGTCTCCCGTGTCCTGGACGGCAGTCACTTTGTACTTCAGCGTGTAGCGGGTTTTCTCTCCCTCAGTAAGCGTCACCCCGTCGCTTGGCTCAACGGTGAACACCACCGACGTGATCGTGGGCGGTGTCAGCGGGGCTCTGAACTGAACATCAGTAAGCCGCCAATCCGTCGCGCCGTAGCGCCTCAGCTCCTTCGGTGGGTAGTTCGCATGAACGATCGTCATCACGTCCATGCTTTGGACGTAATGGAGTTCGAACAAGTCCGCCGCTCGGTAAGGGGTTGCTACCTCATAGGGCTGACCGTTAGAGCCCATTAGAGTTTGGCCGATGGTATGAAATCGGATATAGCCGTCGCCGAACTCCAGAACCATCGTCTGATCGACCGTGAACGTGAACGGAATCAGACGGCAGGGCCGATCTGCGAACTTTGCAGCACGCACAAACTGAGTGCCCGGGCGAAGCTCCACGGGGCCCTGCGGTCGGACAATGAAATTCCTGCATCGGGCTAATCCCTGCGCATACTTCGGGTCGTCAAATCTTCCGTACATCGAGGGAGAAAACTCGCCCGACGAAAAACCAACCTGAACCTTTTTAATGCCCATTGCTTACCTCGCCTTTATCCATGAAGGGACAAAGTGGATGCGCTTCTGCTCTTGGCTCGCATCCTTGGTTTTTGCGATCGACAGAGACACTTGGAATTGTTTGAACAACGCCTGAGCAAGCGTCTGACCCTCTTTGCCCTTCACCCGTGCGCCTACAAGCTGATGGGCCAAAAAGTACGCTAAGGCCACGACGAAATCAGGAGTGAAGCGGCTCACGTCTGTGTTCGAAGAAACGTACTGCACGACGGCGTTTTCAACGTTGGAATATATCTTTCCGTCCTTCACCTCGAACTCCGCCTGTGTCGGGTCGTGGTCAGGGAAGACATGTGCAAAAGGGTGCCGGAGCACGCTTTGATAGCGGTACTCCTTCACGCTGATAACCCTTAGCGAGTCAGACGGCAGTTGAAATACTTTCCTCCAGCCAAAGCCCCCTTCGTCAACAAGCTCGGGAACCGCCTTGCGCTTTGTGGCAAAGCTCCAGTCGTGCATGTCAAGCAAAGCGCGTACCGCCATGGGGTACAGCCGTCGGCAGAGTTCAGCCTGCGTGCTTTTTTCAGGCGCATCAATTGAGACGACGTTCGCGGCATCACCCAAGTACGACAGCGCTAAATTGCAGATAGAAACGACATCAGCCATTCAATGCTTCCTAAAAAGAGGGGCGCACAAAAAGCGCCCCAAAGGTCCCAAGGAGTATCTCTGAAAAATTACGAGTTGCGTCCTAGCTCCGGCGCCTGCTCGAAGGCGGGGTTGTCCTGGAAGCCCGAGGTGATGAACGCCTTAACCTTCCCTGCACTCGCCCCGCTGAAGTGAGCCTGCATGTAACGCTTGTGTCTCAGAGGAAGCGGGATGGCGACTTGCGCACCCGCCTCTCCGTCAACCAACGTCACCGCTCCCGAGCAGTCCGTGAAAGGACCGTCCAGTGTGTCGGAGTCCTGGAGTTTGAATGTGACATCAGCTCCGGCGGCTTCAAGAAGCGCCGCAACCGCAACCGGTCTGCCTTCGTCATAGCCTGTTGTCGGAGACTCCTGCTCGAAATCGATTGCGAACTTGGAGGCCTGATCGCCTGTGAGCTCATCTCCGTCCTTGTCTGTGAACAGTTCAAGAAAATCAATAATCATCGCTCTCTCCTCAATTTGTGACCTGAGCCTCGCCGAATTCCAAGGCGTCCACTCTGCGGAACGGGATACCGTCAAATTTGGTAACGGTGCGGCCGCCGACCTCTTCCTGCGTAAGCTGGACGTTGTGAATGTTCGTGCGCTGAAGTCTGAGGTATGTCTCGACCGTTCGGTTGCAGTAGAACGCGAAGCGAGCTCCGGAGAGAGACGGGACCTGAACCACGGCTTTAACTAAAAGCTCGTAGAGGTTATGGCCCGGCACTTCCTTACCGCCTACTGTTACGGAGTCGCCGTTGTTGATCGGCGGCTGAGACAGAAGCATCGACTTGCTGATATTTGCGATACGGACGACGTAACGCCAGTCGCGCAATGTGAAACCCACGTCCCACGAGAAGTGAGTCTTGAACACACGGTACTCGCCGCCGGCTTCGTCGTATGCGGCTTCCTCACCGATGTCATTCTTCTGAAGCCCCGCGGGGGAGCCTTCTGGATAGATGCAGTGCGCAGTGTCAGGACCCCAGCCGATCAGCCAGATGGAGGTCAGATCGTCACCCGTTCCGCCCGCATCAATCACGTTCACGGCGTTGGCGGCCTTCTTCGGGTTCAGTGTGGAGTAACGCGGAGCCAGACCGAGGAACCGTTCAGGATTCTTGGATGTGTCGCCGTACAGTAAAGTGCGCTGGAACTCGCGGCTCATGGATTCAATGAAGGGGTGCTCTTCGCTAACGCGCCACGACTCCTTCATGCCATTCATCTCGGCAAGCTTCTTGTCCACCACGGCGAACGCTTCAAGCATGCCGCATGTATCGAACACAGACTTAACTTGAGACTTGGACGGCTGAACACCGTAGTTCAGCATTCTCCAGGCGACTGTCGGCAAACCGGAACGGACTGTCGTCTTGTGAGAAAACTTGTTGTTGCACTCCACCCATGTGGCGTCCGGAATCATTTCATTTGTGAGGTCCAGAACCTCTTTGATCTCGATCAGATCGCCGTTTTTATCCTGGCGGTCAAGCAGATCGGTAAGGTTCGGATTGCGAGGCATCGGCTTAATTTCAGCCATCATCGTTCTCCTTTAAATTAATCGTCAACGACCATGTTCGAGTTCGGGTAGCGACGGCGCTTCGGCGGGTTTGCCGAGGCGTTTCCGTGAACACCCGAGTCCTGCTGCAAGGTCTTCCCGAGTCTGAAAAAGTGTCGAACGACTTCAGGGTGGTTGCCCAGCCCGGAAGCGTTCAGGATGGTGCGAAGCTCAGGGGTCGCGAATTCTCGATAGCCCGAGATTGCAACCGCCTTGTTCGCCCCGAAATTCGCACCGCCGATCTCGGGGTCCTTTTCACAATCCAACGCCCATTGCTCGGCCTTGGACCGTAAATCGTTCATCATGTGCGCTCTTGCTGTCGGCACCATCGCCTCAAAAAGCTTTTGGGCGTTCTCCTGAGAAAGGCCTACAGACTTAGCGGCGTCTGCAAACTGCTGTACGGACTCAGGTGTGTACTCGTTGCCGTTCACATCTCTGAAAGCCTCGTAGGTCTCAGGAGCACTCTGAGCTGTCTCCTGCTCCTGCGTCTGAGGCTCGGCCTCTTCAGCGGCCTGATCTCCGCTTCCAAGCAGGGTGTCCCCCATCAGGCTCTCAGCTGTCTGCTCGCTTCCAGAAGGTGCGGCCTGAGTCTCAGCCTGAGCCTGGTTCTCTGTTGCCTGCGCGGCCTGTTCTGCCGCATCTGGAGCCGCAGTCTGCGCGGTTTCTTGGTTCTGAACTTCCTGACTCTCGTCAGCCATGCTCGTTCTCCTTCATCATCAGTGTGTAGTTTTCGGGACAAATCTCGCTGATCTTTGCCATGAGCCTGTAGCCCATGTCCTTTTTCCCTTCAGCGTGCGCCATCGCAAGCGCCATGTAGTGCTCACGCTCCTTAACCTCCACGAAGGTCGTGCGCAGAACACCTGAGTTTGCGAGAAGCCAATGGACGATACGTCTGCCTGAGGGTGCACTCATGAGCTTTCTGAAGTCGTCCTTGAAGAGCTCGTCCCTTCCGGCTTGAGCTTTGATTCGCTCGTCTCGTGTACTCATCGAATCAGACTCCAGACAAATGCAGCTTCGATAACAACCACCATCCAAAGTGCGCATCTCGTCCACATGCGCATTTGTCCTTTCTCGTTGAACAGTAGTTTTTCCATAATGCTTAGCACTCGCTCTGGTATATGTTGAGAATTTCCTAAAGTCTTTTCTCGACACCGCCGCTGAGGTCCAATCAGCGGCGTTTTTATTTCCTGAAGAAACTCTACCTAAGCGGTTTCCTCTCAATGCAACACTTAGTAGCCGCTGAACGCTGAGTAGATTTCTCCCGAATCCGCAGACCTCAGACTGTCATCCAGTGGTTGGCCTGCTTGCGCCCCTCCTAAGTTCTTCATGATTGCCGAAGCCTGCTCGGCGTTTGCGAGCTGTTGCGCCTGCGCCTGAGCCTCTGCCCTCTGCTGACGGATAAGCGCAACTCGTTCACCTGGAAGAATCAGTTTCGGGTCGATACCCAGAACGTCCGAGTAATAGTCAACCCAATAGTCGCCGTCGAATTTGTCCAGCATCTCGGGCTTCATGTTCGCCAACACGCCTAGGTTCTGAGTGAATCGGTCCACCGAGTTCGTTGTCACGGCCTTTTGCGCCTGAGCAAGAACCGACACAAACTCAACGTTCAGGTCAACACCTTCCAGCTCCTGCGGAACGGGTGGGATGAGACCCACTCGAAGCAGTCGGTCAAACGTCATTGAGATCAGACGATCGTTCAGCTCAGCGTTCAGGCGCTCAAGAACAGGCCCCAGCATCAGCATCTTCTCCTCGTGGCGCTCGGCAATCTCTGTTGCGGTCGCTCTCTGAGAAGCGGGCATCCCCGTAATCATTAAAAAGATGTCCTTGTAGAAAGCCTCGTCGATTCGGCGCCGAGTGTCCTGAATGTCCTGAACCAAGTAGTCAAGCCGCAGGTTCACCTCGTAGGCAGAGCGTATAGCTTGGACCTGAGCGATGTTGTCCGCGTACACGACGCCGCCCGGTACCAGATTCGCTTCCTGGTTGCGCATGTCGGCGCTCGCAACTACTGCGGGGTCAGCCTGCAACGCGATTGCCTTGGACTTATAAAACTGCTCCTGCTGAAGCTGACGCAAGTCTCCTAACGCCTCCATGCCCGGGCCTGTCCCGTATATGTCGCCTCCTGTGACGTTCCAGCGAGCCGCAAGAACAGGGAACTGATAGAAGCCTGTCTCACGAAGCACACCGCCGTAGGTCCTATCGGCTTTGGAGCTCTCGAAATACACCGAGCGGTACGGCATGTTTTTTGCGTCTCTGCGCGAAGGGTCTCGATAGTCTCTTGGCTCAATGGCGTTAACCACGTCAACCCATTTGTCGTAGTCACCTCGGTCGTACAGCTTGCGCACTTCAGGCGAGACGTTCGCATAGCCGAACTCCGCAACAAGCGCAGAGACTGTCAGTCGGAACTCTCGGTACAAAGTGTTGACGTTTCCACGAGCGTCTGTTGCGAGCGCGAACTCCCCGATCGTCAGCGGCATGCAGTGAATCACGGACTCAAAGTCATCAAGCAGAACAACTGCTGTGGTGCCGAAAGCTCCGAGCTCCTCGTAGGCCATCTGTAATGCGCGGTAGGTGTTCGACTGATTGAACACCATCTGCATTAGCGTTGTGACTTTGCTCGACCATTCCTTAACGGCGTAGCTCTCGTCCAGCTTCGGGTCCTTGGTCGTCAGTCGAAACCACGGGCGGGCAGGACTTGTCATCCCTGCCATCATGCCGCCCGATAGCGTGCGAAGCGCTCGGGTGCCCGAGTTGTCGAGAATGGCTCTGTGGCGCTTGTCGCCCTTGTTATTGTCTGAGACAAGGAAGCGCCCCGCTCGAGGAATGAGAACCTCTGATATCTCCTGCCAATGCGGCATCCAGGTTGAGCGCTCCTCTTTCAGAGCTTCCCAGCGGCGAGCGCATTGCTTGCGCAGACTCGTTTCCATCATCAGCCTCCTAAGAGGGAGCTAACCCCGCCAAGGCTGAGCTTGTCCCGTTCAATGCCGCCGGCGCCGGTCAGCATTGTCGCTGAGGAGTCTCCTTCCTGAGCCGAGTCAAGAATGGAGCTCACGTCCACCTCGTTCTGGTTGGCTCGGTTGAACTCCTGCTGTTGCTGGTTCAACTGCTGAGCGCTGGACTTCGCCTGCTGGTCAGCCGCCCGCTTTGTCGCTTTACTCTGTTTTTTGCTGGAGTAAATGGACGCTCCCGCGGCCACCGCCGCAGTTACAGCTCCAACGATAGCTGCTCCTGACATTTCTTCTCCTTCCTTGTTAAAAGCCTTTCGGGCTCGTCTGTAAATTCAGCCTCCGCCTCCTCAACGGTTTTCGCCTTTGTGGGAAAACACATTGAGAACGCCGAATCGGTTATGGCGTATGCGGCGGCCCTTCGCCCCGCGAGTCCTTCGAGCACGTGATACCCCTTGAACTCGCGGGTGGTTGTTCCGTCGGTGATCTGAAAATGGCCCGCACAAATCAGCTGAGTCTCAATCTTCAGCTTGAGCCCGACAGCCACGCATCCTGCGGGCACGTATAAGGTTCTCGTGTACACGCCCGCGTGCAGGTGGTGCTCGGTTCGCACCTGAGGGGGCGCCGGGTACTTAGCGACCTCCTCGCAGAGCGTCTCGAAGTACTCGTTCACAGCAGGCGTCACCGGCCCCATGGGTTCAATCGACGTCATCACACTTGCACCAAAAAGCGTTGTGGGTGTGCACCATCCCGAGGTGCTCGCACAGCTTGTCAAGCGAGGAGCCCGGAGGCGCCATGAAGGAGCACCCGGGAGCGCCAAGCGTCCAAGCTGTCTTCTTGATTTCTTTTAAAAGCCGAAGACCCGTCACGCCTTTGCGCCAGGCCTTGCGCAGGTAGAACGACTCCACCGCAACGATTGGGAACGGATAGTGCTGAGACTCCGCAAGCAAGAGCCCGACAACCCCTACAACCTTTCCTTCGTCGTAAGCCGCTATGCAAAAGAGATTCCCTGTGTACTCGAGCTTGCGATAGCGCTCATACTGAACCATCGGGTCCCCGATCGCCTTGTTCGCTGTCTCCTGCGTGTACTCGTTAACCAAATCAGAAAAGCCTTCCGCATGAAAAAGCTCCTCAAAGGTTGTGTGCTGAATTTGTACCATTACCGTCTCCTCAGACAATCGAACGGGTCAAAGCCCCGCCGACCGTTGGCCTGCGAGCGCATCTTGAGTTCACCCAATGGGGTGTACTCCTCGACCTTAAAGGCGAATGTGAGCGCCAAAGCGTCCGCCGCGTCAGGTGATCGAAGACCCCGCTTTTTCATTTCCTTCTTAGTTTCAAGCTTTACCTGACCGCCCGGAAGAATGTCGTACTCGGGTGCGATCAAATCCTCAACCAACTCGCGATCGTCCGGTATCGTCCCTCCGTCAGAGAGCCACTGCTTCATGCGACCCCACATTTCCTCTCGTTTACGGGAGTACGTCTGAGGGTCGTCCGCCTTCTCGCCGAACTGCACGCCCCTGACGGGGTAGCCATCATCGCGCAGCATGTCTTTCGGGCCGCCGCCCACGCCGCCCTCATCCACGAAGATGAAGATGCGGTCAGCGGGAAAACCGAGCTTTTTAACGGAGTCAAAATGCGCCTTCACCTTTGCCACGAGCTGAGTTGTGGAGAGTCCGTGATAGCGCTTGATCGGAAGATAGCCTCGGCCAATGCGGGTGTAGATCACGGAGTCGTCGTCGCCAAAACGAGCAACGTCCACTCCGATAATTGCTGAAGTCGCAGTGTTGTGACTGATGCTGGTTTTTGCCGCCTGCTCTGCAACATCCGTAGGAATAAACTGCATTGAGGAAACGGACGGGAACTCTCCTCGGACACGCACTCGGAAGAAGTCCGAGTCCTCCCCGTACTCGTCGGCCCATTTAGCGATCTGCTCTTTGTTTGTAATCTCAACTGTTCGAGAATCGATATTTCTCAGGTTCCAGTACTGCTGCTTCTTGTAGTTATTGAAGCAGGCGTGAAAGGTCCCTGAAGATCGGGTCGGGTTCCCGAAAAGAAACATCATGGGTTCTCCGTCGGTGAGGCCGCCTTCAGCCACCTCGTAGACCGCCTCAGGGATAGCGGATGCTTCGTCGAAAATGTAGAACGGTGTAGAGGATGCGGCATGCAGACCTGCGAAGGACTCGGCGTTCTCTTCTTTGCAGGTGAGCGCGTCCACGCGCCAAGACTCAGGTGACTCTTTGGATTCAATTGAGCCCGCCTTAACTTCGAACATGTCAGCAACTAGTGAACGCTTCAGCCACTTTTTGATTTCCGCCCATGTCTTGGTCTCAAGCTGGCTTGCCGTGTTTGCGGTCACGACGCCCTTACAACCGGGACGCGTTGCAAGAATCCAGCACACGAGCCAAGCCGTGACACAGCTCTTTCCGATGCCGTGTCCGGATGCGATCGCGTAGCGCAGAGGCTCCACGGCATGCGAGCCGTCGAAGTTTCTTTGCTTAACCTCTTGGCCGATATCCTCTAAGAGCTGACAGGCCCATGCGTCGGGACCGTACTGAAACTTCGGATACTTAGAGAGCCACGGCTCTTTCAACCGAACCACCGACGTCTCAGGCGTCTCGCCCCAAGGAAAGGCCCAAAGGACAAAACGGAGCGGGTCCGCATAGCAGCGGGCGAGCTCCTCATTGAAAATTTCTTCAATCCTTTTGTTCATGCCTTCTCCGACTTTTGCGAAGAAGTATGTCGGATTGGCTTTCTCTCAATGCAACAAAGCCCCGAGAGCGGGGCGGATCGTCATAGCACTTAGCTAGTTCGAGATACACATCATCTTGGATTACGGACGTAGAAAAGCCCACCGATTACGATGGGCATATCTTGATGTAAAAAACAGCGTTATGTAGACAGCGATCGCTCCTGGCCTCACCCAAAGCTAAGCTCTGAACGGTGGCTCAACAATAGGGAAACTTGTCACTAACCCCGAAGACAGGATGTTGTGCTGCAAGTAGAAACTAAGCATATGGTAGACCGGTTTAATAAAATTGCCGTAAACAAAGTCCTCTGCTTTTTCCTTTTCTGTTAGAGGCTCCATAAACCAGAAAGCAGCCCGTCCAGTGCAGGAAGCTGAGTAAATTTCCTTATCGTCAGAACTCACACCTCTAACCATTAAGGTCCCTTCAACTACCAGCTGTTTTCCATCTTCTCGAAATTTTGTAGTAACAGGAAACGAGATCAGAGAGCGCCCTTCCACTCCATCGAAATTCGTAAAGGTCGGATTAATGTTAAACGACAGCGAAGTGATAACCAAAGGGTCTTCTTTAAGAATACGCATAGCAACCTACACTCCCATAAACTCTCGGAATCTTTCTTACCTTAGCCGGCATACAAAGAAGACATTCAGCCTCCTCGTTTCTCTCTTTCCGATACCGCCTCTCCGAATTTTCCCAAAAAATCTGGGTGCCTCCGATAGATTCAGCTAATCTTTTAGCAAGAGAATCAGACAGCGCAAGCTCTCCCGACAGGAAAGAAGTAAAGTCCACCTCGCCGAGGCCTAACGCATCACGAAGCTCTTCGCGCTTTACAATCCCATCTTCTATCGCGTCTCTGGCAACATCACCAGGGGATGTAATCCATTTGCCGGTTGCCATATTAATCATGGTAGTTCCCAATGTATTCAACACAAATAATAGTGACTAATTTTTCGCGCTCTTTTAGTCCACAAACGCCCGTTTCCGGTAGGCGAACAGAAAAAACCAATCTCATTTTCTTATCCAATTTAAACGCCATTTGTCCAGCTCTGTCTCCTGTTAGTACGTGTAGATGACCGAGAGGCGGAACATCTTCCATACTTGGGGCGTCCTTTAGAGAATCCAAATACGTATAGAGTTTCCTGGCACAGTGCTGACCAAGTTCAGCTTGAGCTCTTCTTTGGTCGGTACACAATTGTTCAAGATAAACGGTTGCGTACTCAACTTGCATTACTTGTCTCTAAAAATCAATTCGCTTGCATAAATTATATTTTATTTTTGTCCCTCCATTGGATACTTAGAGGCCCCGAGGTCGGGGCTTCATGCTACTGCTCGTTGGTGAGTTCTAGGAAGGCATCCTCGGAGTCTTTGAGGAAATCCGCAAGACACATGAGCAAAAGTCTCACCCCTTCGATTCTGAGCCAGACATCCTCCTCTGTAGCCTCTGAAGCGAGCGCCTCCTTCATCAGCTTACGCACCGCCTCCTTGCGGGACGCGGCAGTTCCGTCAACCCAATTGGCTGCATCGTAGTCACCTATGAACGAGTAACCGAGCGTGCCTGTAATTTTCTTCCTGAGTGCGAGCGGCTGGGACGCCATCAGCTCGACAAGATCTTCTGTTGAAATAACTACCATAAATCCTCCTTATCTTCTATCAACTTGGCTCCATACAAATAGCTATACCGATGCGCCCCAGCTTTTATCGTGTACCCTCGTTCTTTCAGTCTTCTCGTTAACCATTGAGAACTTTGCTTTGTCTGCCCGCTTTCCGCCGCCCAAATCTTGAACGAGGCATAAACCTCACGCATAGGCACCTTGTAGTCTTTTTCCGCAGATTCCAGGCAATCTTCAATCCAAGTACCGACAACATCCTCCTCGCCGCGCCACTTATTAACGGCTTGTTTCAGGGCTGCCGGAGTGGCCAAGCCATACTTCTTGTACTTTCGCACACCCTCCAAAATCCAATTCAAAATCCCAGGGGCCTCCTTGAGGAGCTTATCCTTGAGATTCTCATCCTTCGTATAGTTTGGGTCCTTGTCGAAGCTTCGAGGGAATTCAATCAGAACAATGCGCCTCCAGGCCCCGTCGCTGTCATCGGCAATCTCGGGCAGGTGGTTCGTACAGACAATGACGGTGTGCGTAGGATTAAACTCAATCGGCGATTGGTACATCTCACGAGCGGCAATTCGCTCAGTCCCCGCAAGGCGCTTCAGCATCTCGCTTTTAACCTTGGCGCCTTCGGTCAGCTCCTCGGCTAGGGCGAGGCGGGCGCCCTTAAGCTTCACCACCTCAGGCGAAAGACCTGTTGAAGAGGATGATCTTTTGTCTCCAAGAGACACCAACGTTTCAGGCTGCATGGCAACACCGTACGGCCCGAAAACTTCAAGCAGAACCGACGTGAGGGTTGATTTCCCGTTACTGCCGTACCCGTGGAAAAAAGCAAGCTTGTTTTCTTTCGGGTCCCCTAACGCTATGTACCCCATAAACCTCTGGAGATAGTCAACGACATTTTCATCTACAAGGCATTCAAGCAGTGTCTTCTCCCATAGGGGGCACTTGGCTTTTTGGTCAAACACTACAGGGGAGAATTTGGAGACCATTCGGGATGCGTCGGGAGCAAGGAGCTCGCCAGTCTCAAGGTCAATGTCTCCGTTTGCCACGCCAAAGTAGCGGGTGTTTGTGTCAAAATCCTCGTCCCTTACAAAGGCGCCCTCGCCTCCAAAAAGGAAGAACGACTGCGTGATCTCTCTCACATAACGCACAGGGTTCTTTTCAAATGCCGCGTAAAACTTAGCTCTTGACTTCAGCTGTTCGGGGGTCGGGGCGTCTTGAACAAAGCGCTTATACTCGTCCTCAATCCTTTCCGAGAGTACCGACTCGGCAACATCAATGGGGGCCTTAACCCAGTGGGGGCTCTCAAAAAAGTAGCAGACTGCTTTGTCTCCTCGGCGTCTTTTAAGGTACGAGCCGAGAGAGCGTATCAGCCGCTTGGCAATGTTGAGGACGTACATCTGCCTCTCGTTGCCCTTGTTGTTCTTCTGATACGCAGCAATGATCGAGCCGATAGTAACCGGTTTACTCTTGTCGTCGTGAAAAGAGTTCCAGGTCTTCGCGCAGTCATCGAGTCCCTTATAGTTCGGGGCGCTGGCGCTCCACTTATCCCACAGTCTGAGTGCTTCGTCCGAACCTTCAAAGTGGTGGTGCAGTGCCATGCCTGCTTTGTACCAGCTGTCGCGGTCGACATTACTGAGGCCTGAACCCATCAAGTACTCTTCAGCCTCTTCAATCGTAAGTTTTCTCAGTACAAGCGGGGCGGGTTCCCAATCGTCTGCATCGAACGTGTTTATGTCAAAGCTCTTCTCTTTCGTATCAATTTCAAAGCCTCGTCGCTCAACGATTTCCACGAAGGCGGTCAGGGCCTGTTGTATTTGCTCGCTTGTTAAAAGCGGAAGCTCCTCAGCTTGCGTCTCGATAAGCGGTATCTCCGGCCAAATGTACGGCTTGTGAGTGTCGCGGTGGATGTGGTATGCACATAACTGCCCCCCGGCACCGATAACCTCAAGCTGAGCCTTGACGCCGTCTTTTATAAACCTAGGAGTAGTCTCTTTTTTCGCACCCGCTTCTTCCATTCGGAAGAGAAGCGCGTACTTTGGCGCCTCGCCGATGCGCTTATAGAGCGTGTACTCGAAACCGAAGTGCTCCTCAACCCACGATTCAAACTCTTTACTTACCTCTTCGTCGTAGGAGTCCACGTCTAAAGCATGGACCGGCACCGAGCCGACGCCGCACAAAATACCGACTCCAAAACTGGCTGGTGCCGCCCTGCACTCCTCCTTGGTACGGGAGCGTTTGTTCCAATCCTTTTTACGTGGACCTTTACTTCCGAGAGGTATAGCACAGATGTGATAGCCGAGATCGATCAGCTGAGGGCCAATTTCTCTGATATTAGAAGTTGTCATGTCTAGCCCTCTAGTTTTCTCTCCATCTCGGCAAGACTGACCGCGCGTTTCAACTCGCTTTCATAGTACGACTGAAGTTTCCCTATGGTCCTAAAACTGAAGGCACTGTCGCGCCGCATAACGTTGTACACCTGCTGAGGAGAAACTCCTGCCGCCTCAGCAATCTCTGCCGGAGACCGTCCTAGTTTTGACAACTTCTCAACTAAGATGACCGACCTTTCGTTTCTTGTCTCGATACCTGCATCCGCTCGTCTCACTCCTTTACTCCTTTACTCCGACGGCATTACTTGAATATTAAAAATAACAGTACTTAACTTTTACTTACTTAGTATATCTGAAATTTAAAAATTGATTTTCCAAGTTTGCAATATATTTATGGAGAAATTAGTGCAATTTTAGTTATACTTTACTTATACTTATAAAAAATCCCTCTAACTCAATTAACTAAAAGGTCGTCAAAATGGAATTCAACGGCGCAAAAATTAAAGAGTTCGCCGACAAGAAAGGCATCTCTATGTACGCGTTAGCCAAAGGAACAGGCCTTACGCAAGCAACACTCAGCAGAATCGTTAACTGCAAGATCGAAAAACCGAGAGATAAAACCTTAATCGCGATTGCAGATTTTCTTGGAGTTTCTCCACGCGAACTCGGCTTAGATACCAACCTTGAAGGCACTAAAGTCGAAAGAGGTCCGGTTGTGCCCGTCTACTCTCCCCGAGAACTTGCTCGCTTCGTCCGAGGCGACAAACAGCAGGAACCTACAAGACTGATAACCTACCCGTTTACAGACACCGAAGACGCCGACGACGTTCTTCTTTCCGACTTTGCGGGAATTGTGAACTCAGAACTGCTTTGCCTTCGGGTGTGCGGGCTGTCCGCTTCCCCGCTTTATGAAGACGGAGACTTAGTTTTCATAAAGTACAGCGAACTGGATGACATCCCGGTAAACGGGGAGGAAAGGGTCGCAGTGTGTCTATTAGGAGACAAAGAGAACGAGTACGCAGCCATCCGAAGAATCTCCGCTGACGAGAGCAGTCTGAACGACTTTTGGGCAAGACCTATAAACCCTGACTATCCAGATCAGACGGTTTATCAGAATCCCTTAACCATAGGTACTATCGTAGGTTTTATCGGTAAGCCTCGGTCCATTCGATAACGCTTTCATTCGGAGGCATCCGTGATTACAAGAACAACAGCTCAAGAGTCTGTGGCCGAGCGCATCAAAGCAGAAATGGAAAGGAAAAATCTAACCGCTTACGCTTTAGCTAAGGCCTGCAACATGCCGCCGTCCACAATCTCTCGCATCCTTTCCGGCCAGGCTCACCCGAGACCTTCTACTCTGGCCTTGATTGCGGCCACACTCGAGACAAGGATTGTCAACCTTATCGGCGAGAAAAAGGCAAAAGCTCTTATGTCTCAGAACCCCGTACTAAAAGCGATCCCGAACAAGCGTATTCCGCTTATCACCGCAGAGACGGCGTACTGGATTGACGACTCTCGAGACGACGAAGCCGAGAAGCAGTCCGGCGCAAACGTTGTGTGGCTCCCCGGGCTTCCCGATCCGGAGGTGAGCGGTTTAGTTGACTTCTGCATTGTCGCCCCCGACGACGCTCTTAGCCCGAAAATCCGCAAGGGAGACTATCTGTACTTCAGAAAAACCTCTTCAAAAGATCATGTGAGAAGCGAAGATATTGTCGCCGCTTTGAAGCGCAATATCGACGGGGGCTATTCGCTCAGCATAAGAAAGTTATTTTTCCTGCAAGGCGATGAAGAACTTCTTCTACCGTCCGAACAGATGAGGCCCTACTACAAAGAAATAATCCTTTCTTCCTCAGAGAACGGCAAGCAGGACGTCAAAGTAGTAGGAGCTCTAGTCGCAAGACTCTCCGTTCAACGATAAAGGCTAATCCAGTCCTTGCAGCCGTCTGCGAGCCGCCAAAATACCGGCGGCTCTTTTGTCTGTGACGTCAACGGAAATCTTGTCCCCGTAGCGCTCGGGAGCCCACTTCTTCAGAAGCTCCACGCGAGCGTAAAACGCCAGTTTGCGGGCGTAAGTGTTGTCGCCTCTTTTGCGGACAACCACTCGCTTTCCATCGGCAAGCTCCGTCTCCGCAACCTCTTCACACGTTATCGGACTCGAAGCGATCAGAAGTGCTTCATCGGCCAACGCGTCCATTCCTACAGCTCTGGCCTCGTCGTATCTTGCGGCAAAGCTCGGGTCCTTTTTCCTGCGATGGTAGATGTCGTTATAGCTGAGGCCTGCCATGTTCAGCCAGACGCGGATGATTCCACCCTGCATGAGAAAGGCAAAAAGATGCTCCTCACGCTCGGGCGACCACTTCTCTCCGACAATGGCGGGCGGCACCTCTGTGATCGGTTTTGTGTATAAGGGGGCGATTGCTTCGCTCATATGGACTTTCTGCTCCCAGGTTGCGCGTTTTGCTTTGGGCGGCTTCTTGGCGCCGGCAATGTGGTTTACCGCCTGCTTCACCGTCTTCGGCGTGTACCTCGGGTCGGGCTTCTTTGGGTAAAGCCTCTCAAGCGTTTCCTGCGCAGTTTTTCGTGCCATATTCCCCTCGCATCCATCGGGCCACTGCCTGACCCCTGCTTTCTCCGCTTAACCAGCGGCAAATAGTTGATTTCGGTATCTCGAGTTTACGAGAAATTTCTGATAGAGAAAAACCCTCGTAACTGAGCTGGATTGCCATCTCAACATCCCGATCGGTGAATTTTGCACGCGGATGCTCCTGACCGATTCGTCGGCCCGCAGAGTTGAACGCTATCCAGCGGTGCAGCTTCATGATCTTGGTCTCCGAGAGGTTTTTTATCCTTTTACAGAAGTCTAGCACGATTGACTTCTAAAATCGACAGGAAAGCATCAAATCGTCGATTTAAGAGACTTTTATTCTTTGGTCGATAAATTCCTTATCTGAAAATTTAAATGCAGTGATGAGCTTAAAAAGCGTCTCAAAATCGATTTTTGAAATTTTTCAATTTTTTTTTGAAAATGGTTTTTCTAAGCCCGCGGAGTTCACAGGAGGTTCCCCGCGGACTGGCAGCCAAATTGGGCCCCACCCCTACCTGACGGAAAGCGCGGCCGATCACCCATCCAAGCGGGAATCGCGAATCACCCCGCCAAAAACCCGTGCTATTCAATATAACCGCTATTATGTTGAGTAAATTCAATTAGTTAATTACGATCACCCGCGGGGGTTTAGGGTTCACAGGCGCGCTACTTTTCTCGTTTTCTCGGCTGGAGTTAGGGAGCCTGAAACGCTTGCAACCTATCAACCTGTGCAACCTGCCAACCTGTGCAACCTATCAACCTATCAACCTGTGCAACCTATCAACCTGTGCAGCCTGTCAACCTACCGACCTACCAATCTACTGGCGCCGCCCTATCTCCCAGGTGTGTATTTTTGCAGCCGGTGAAAATACGAAAAATAACGGCGGTTTTTAAAAACTTTTCCTATATATGTATGTTTCTTTATCCTCTGTTCTATTTATTTTTCTACATACGCGAACTTTAGAGAAAATATAAAAATAATTCGTATATTCACCTGAGCGAACCCGCATAAATTTACACACTCGCAAGAATTAACGTATTCAGGCCTGAACCTGCATAAATTTACGGATATCCAACCCGCAAAAATTAACGGGTATCCAACCCGCAAAAATCAACGCCTATATAAATAGACCCACTACCGAGGCCACCGCCTAACAAAACGTCTAAGTATTTTCCCTAAAAAATCAAAGATACTTGATTTTTCATACTTACATCTATTGCATTAAAACTAAGTAAGTGTTATATTTGCAATCGTGATAGTTAATCACGATACTTACATTTAGTTTATAAAGGTTTAAATATGACACTTTCTAAATCAATCTCCCGCGCGATCATCTTCGCTCTGGTGGTCCCGTTCTCTGCTCTGGCATTGATCGCCGCCCCGATCACAATCGCCGCCCCGTTCGTTATCACAGTGGCAGCGCTCGCGGTCATCCTGTCAACAATCATCTAAGGGGGGCCGAAAATGACAAACAAATTAAACCCCTCCGCTCTCGCAACCGCTATCATTGCCGCCGCTGAAAATAACGGCGATGCTACTGTTTTGGACCTGACCCACGCCCTCGAGGTGGTGGCTAATCTCCAGCCGCGCAGTGTTGAAACATCTCTGTCCGATTTCGCGGCTGAATTAGGCGACGCAACCCCCGATACGTATATCAGCGACGCAATTAGTCAGTTTGCAGATAACGCGGTTGATATCTATAACTACAATCTCACCACTTGGCTGTATAAATCCAACAGCGCCCCCAGATGGATGGAACGCGTTGTTAATGAGGGTTTATATCCTGTTGACGCTTATAGTTTCTATGACCACATCCGCGCGGCTCAATACTGCCAGTGTGACACTGAAATTAGAGACAACCGACCGGCCGCGCTGTTCCACTATGCACTGTTGAGACTAGCGCCCCTGTATAAGGGTTTAACTCGTGAAACGATTGAGGCGCTCGGTGATATCGACTATGACAGTTTCGAAACTATCGAGGAGCTCAATCGCGCGATAGATTCAGTGATTGACCCCTATTGGTTGGAGCTGGCACTAATTAAATGCGTCTGCTTCTGCCAGTGCTGGACATATTCCGAGATTGCCGCTCTGCTGCGCTCCTACGGACTTCCGGGGAGGAATGTTTTAGATCAATTGACCCCGTGGGAGGAATCGCGTGCAGCTAGCACCGTTTTAGCTGAGATTATGAACATTACGGCCGCCGCCCGTAACACTGAGAAGGAGGAATAATCATGACTGCTAAATTCTCATTCCTCGCCGCGCTTGCAGCTATGGACGCCGCCGCGCTTGCTGAAACTGTAGCTATACCGATTCCGTTTTGCGGTTTCTACGAGAGTGCTTTATCTGGTTTTATCGACGATGAAATCGACTCAGCTATCGAGTATGAAAATACCGAAACGGGCGCTAATCTCGATTCAGATGATTTCAACCTCAGGCCCTCTATCCGTATCAATCTCGCAAATAAATACGCTGGTTTTTATCCCGATTGGCTGAAGGAACACACCTCGGAAATTGACGACGGCGCCAGCGTTGATATCGCCGTATCGTTCGATCATCTCGACTCACCGGCCTATTACAACTATCGCACTGATTATCTGTATTGCAAGATCAGCCGCCGCGATGTTCTGCGCTGTGGCGCCTGGCTGGAATCACGCGATAAAAACTATTTTGCTGACTATGTTTATGGAGTGCTAAAACCTCGCTCCGGTTTCATCCCGCGCTATGACAACGATATCGATCGTTGGGAGGATTGCAGCGCCTGGAGTGGTGTCCAGTTGAGTTTAGTTTTAGACGCGCTGCAATCTTATTTAGAACGTACCGAGGACGTTTATCCGGCTGATCTGAGTTTTACGGAATACCTGAATGAATCCAGCCAGATAGCGATCTGGGATTATATGGAACGGAGGGCCGCGAAATGATTACTAGTTTCAGAATTCAGACGCCCGCGGGCGGCCGTGAGGTTTATTCACCTGGTTTAATCGTTGGCAACCGTGTTTATTGGACACGTGAAACCGACCGACCCGGCGCCCCGATCGATACGCGTTTATTACCGGTCACGGCCCGCCGCCGCGACGTTGTGGCAGCGTTCAGAAAATAACGCACCTGGAGGACTCCGGCCGCCTCCTTAAATCCGGGCCGGGGGTTCTATAAGCCGATTTATTAGAGTCGGTTTATAAAACTAAAAGCGGCGTTAACCCGCCGCCCGCTCTTTAAAAACTTGTGAATACTTTACGGCTTATCTGTTTTGTTTTTATCTCGTCTTTCTTTTAAAACAGGTATAACGAAAGTGCTATATAGAAGTTCGTCACTGTTAAGAAGGTTATTGAGAAAACTATTAGACTCACAGTAAACCCCTTTAGTGGATTTACAAAAATAAATCAACGTTTTTTTAAAATCCTCTTTACAGTTCACTCTAGCAGCTTTCGCGATGGTCTGGACATCAGATATACCGTCGTCAGTGGTGGCTACAAAGGTATGAATACAATAATTTAGTAGGGTTCGATTTATTTGATATTCTGTCTCATAGTCAATTGAAGATTTATCAGGAGTCACCTTTGGAGCAGCCGCGCTAATTAAAGGGATAAGACAGGCTAAAACGAGAAATATATTTTTCATAACGAGGGATATAGTTGCATAGACTTATTAATGCAAGTATACAGCCCTCAAGAGTGCACATATTGACAGCGTAAAACGGCGGTTGTATTCTGCGATCAGGTTCTAAACAAACCTGGTACACAGCGGAAAACACCGCCCCGACAGATAAGCGGCTATTTTTATGCCCGGGCGTGCAGAGAATAAAAGACCCGTAAGGGAAATAATCTCGCCTAACTGTGTATAGGTGTTTAGCACCCGGGCGCCCTCTAAACAGGGGCGATAAATAAACATATTTACACAGGATTATTTATCATGAATATCAACTTAAACGCGTCAATCAACGGCGTTAACGCCGCCCGCTTATCCTCTCCAGTCGCTCCGGTAACACCGGTTAAATTCAACACTGCTAAGGCGATGCCCGGCGATGTTGTTACAGCCGGTTGGTATCGCAACCCGGGCGCGGCCTCTATTGTCCAAAACACACCGGAGGAAAGAAAGGCGCTGCGGGATGCAATCGCTGCGCATCTTCCGCGGTTTCATTTCTGGACTGGTTATATTGGAGAGGTTAATAACGCTATGGGAGTTAATCACTATTGGGAGATTCCCAGTAGTCAGATCAGCCAGGCAATAGCCTACGTTGATTCAATGTTTCAGCCGCAGCCGGTTTATCCCTCCTACTCTCAAGCCCCGACGCCCGCTCCTGTTATCTCTGAAGACTGGATTAACGCGCGCTATGAGCTGGAGGCTGCGTTAAACCAATTTGAGACATACCGGAGGTGGTTTAAGGAACAGGCGGATTTAATGGACTATGCAATTAAATCAGTTAAATCTACGCTAGCAGCCCTCCAATAAAAGTATTCACAAGTTTTTAAAGATCAGGCGCCGGATTAAACCCCGGCGCTTTTAGTTAGACAAATCGAATTGTTAGATCTCTGGCACGCTCGCCAGACAGAAATAAGGACGCCCCGGAACGAACTCCGGAGCGTCCTTTTTTGCGTTTTTAGGACCTGTGAACATGCATAAAACGAGGATAGAAATAAGGGCCGTTAAAGCGGCTGAAATCGACGGCGCCGCCCCGCCCGCTCGGTATGTCGCTCGCCTCTCTATTGAGGCGCTGCCGGCGCCTGTGGTCACGTTCATTTATTTCGAGACTGGATATCAAGGGGCGCCCCTGACAGCGCAGGAAACCGACAGCGCCCGCGGTCTCGTTTTCCGTGCATTGGTAGCCGGTTCAATTCGCGAGATGTTGAGAGTGGCAGCCAGGCGCCTGGATAGCGGAGCGACCGAAAAAATTAAATTCTCCGGGCTTATCGATCTCGATAGGAGACGACCGCCCCGCGCTATTGATGCTCTTCCGGCGCCGGCCGTATAGGTTTTAAGCCCTCCGGCGCCGGGGCTGATCGGTGCTCAAATAATGGAGTGAATGAATGCAGAAAAAACTGAATTTAGGTATAGCTCATAACTCGATCAGGGCCGCCCGCGTGGCTCTGGAGGAGACAATTAAACAGTTGTTTAACAACAATGCTTACGCGGAGCCCGCCCCCTGCTCGCTCTCCTGGCTGAATCGCGATATCGCAGAAGCGTATAGCCAAATCGTTTCTATCGAGTGCAGGATAGAGGGCCTCGAAAACCCCGAAACAGAAGGGGTTATTAAATTGAAAAAGCAGGTTGAAACTTGTGACCAAGGCGGGGAAACCGGAGCTGCGGTCGAGTCGGCCGGCACCGAGGCTGGACTAGGCGAAAAATCTGAACCTGTCGCGCCCGCGCCTGCGAGCGAGGAAAAACCCGCTAAGACTGCGCCCAAGAAAAAGGCACCTGAAGTAAAACAGGCACCTGAGGTTGTGGACGAGGACGCTGAAAAAGCCGAGAGAACTCGCATTTGCGGAACCCTATTCCGGGTGCTTAAGGGTCAGATGGATGGTAAAGCCGCCCGCTCGAAGACTGAAGAGGTCCGTGACGCATTCCTGGGCAAACCCACAACCGTGGACGACATCACGCACGATCAGCACGCCGCTTTCATAGCTCATATGCAGAAGGCGATCGACGATGCAAATGGTGAGAAAAATGCCTGAGACCCCTATCATTCCCGTCGCTGACGAGTCCGCAAGCCGCGGCCACTCGCTTTTCCCTCCGTCAGCCGCCTCCCGTTGGATGGTCTGCACGGCCTCTCCCCTGATGGTCCGCGACTATGGTGTATTCACCACAAACCCTGATGCGGAGGAAGGCACACGAGCCCATTCCGTGATGGAGCAGTGCGCGATCGCCATGCTCCGTGACGGTGAGGAGATCGAAACCATCCTCAAGCGGGTCGAGGACCAAGAGCTCAGAGAATGCGCCCGCATATATTTAGAGGAGATTCGTGACTCGTATTTTGACACGCCCGACTCATGGATTGTCGAAGGCCGCATCCCTCTAAGCCCGATTTACGGGGTGCCCGATCAGTACGGGTACGCAGATTGCATCCTCTCAAGCGGCAACGAGCTTCACGTCTTTGACTACAAGCACGGCGTTGGCATCCCCGTTCCGGCTGAAAGGAACAAACAGCTCATGATTTACGCATGGGCCGCATTACAGGCCGACGGTGCTCAGGACATTGACACTATCACGCTTCACATCGTGCAGCCGAGAGCGCCCGGCCAGAACCCCGTCAACACATGGACATGCTCACGAGAGGACTTAAGGGCCTTTGGCGTGGATGTCGCTTTAGCAGTCGGCGCGGCAAACGAGATCATGGCAAGAGGCGCCGTGGAGGGCGACTTCACACCGACAGAGCAAGCCTGCCGCTACTGCCCCGCAAGAAGCTCCTGCCCCGCGTTCGTAACGGTTGTCTCAAAGGCACTCAGCATCCCGAAGCGTCTTCCGACACCGAAGGACGCCACAGACGATCAGCTTGGAGCCCTCCTGCAATTTAAAAAACAGGTGAACGATTGGTTCTCCGACGTTGAGGCCGAAGTTTTCAACCGCATCAGCCTCGGAAACGAGGTACCGGGCTTCAAGATCGTGGAAGGCAACAAAGGCATTCGCCGCTGGAAGAACAAGGCTGAAGCCGAGGAGGTGCTCAAGTCCATGCGCATCCCCAAGGACTTCGCCTACAAGAAAGAGGTCATCGGGCCGACACGAGCAGAGGAGCTTCACAAGAAGGTCAAGCGTGAGGACGGCAAGCCCGTCATCGGTGAGCGCCAGTGGGCAACTCTTCAGGAGCTCATCACTCGCAACCCGGGCAAACCTCAGCTCGTGCCTGCGAGCGACAAACGTCCGAGCATCTCACTTGCTCTCGTGACTGAGGACGACCTCGAGGAAATTGCAGATGGAACAAAAGAGACGACATCTGAAGCAAATCCCGGCAGCGTACCTATTTGAGAACCCCCTGCCGCGGGTGGCGCAGGAGGTGCTCAAAACCGCCGCGTCTATTGAGCCCTGGCTCCCTAGAGGAGAGTCAGCGGCCCGACGGAAAGCGCTGGACGACGCGCGGGACATTATCAGAAGACGCTTTCCTCAATATTTTAGGAACTGAAAAATGAATCAACAAAGTTATGGGTTTACAAAGCACGGAGTCATTGTTCTCCGACACGTAAGAGTTCGATTCTTCGCGCTCTACCGACCGGCGCCTGACTTCTCTGGAAAAGATAAATACAGTATTACTTGTGAAATCAACGAAGATCAGCTCAAGTTCCTCGAAGGCGAGATGAAGAAAGTCGCCGAAGAGAAATGGAAGGACCGAGCCAAAGCCCTATGGCCGACACTGAACAAAGCGGCCAAGGAACACACCCCGAAAAACGGTGGCCCCTCGTATTTGCGTGTCACTGCATCGAACAACACTGAAGATCGTCGCGGCAACCCCATTCCACCCCCTCAGCTGTTTACGCACGACAAGAAGCCGTCAAAACTCGGCGGACCTGACGAAATTTATGCCGGCTGTTACGTGAACCTCTACCTCGCTCCCGCGGCGTACGACCAAGGCAGCACCGGAATCAAGTTTTACATCCGAGCTGTCCAGTTCGTGGAAGAAGGGCCGCGCCTCGGTGGAAGCTCTGTAGAAACAGATGACCTTGATGATCTGACCGCCACAGAAGAGTTAGACCAGGACTCTGACGAAGACGTTTCTTGGTAAGCACTACTCCTCCTCTTTATGAGGAGGTGCCTTAAACTTGAGCTTGTTTTCAAACGAGCTCAGTTTTAAGGCAAAGGCGCGTCAAAACCGAAATGTTCGGCCCCGTCTGAGGCTGTCATGGCCTTAACCGCGGGATACCAAAGGCCTTCCGTAGAAGGACCTGCGCGCCAAGCCTCCAAATTTTGGAGCTCATATGAAAATCAAAACCTATTTTATGGACCTCGAGACCTACTCCGAGGTTCCTATCCAATACGGTACGCATGCCTATGCGGCCGACAAATCCGCCCGCATTCTCCTGTGGGCATACGCCCTCAACGACGGGCCCGTGAAAGTTTGGGACGTTGACCAGGAACCTAACATGCCTGACGATCTCAGGGCCGCCATTCACGACATCCAGTCGTACGGCGCTCGGCACGTGTGGGTAAACGGCGTGATGTTCGACACGGTCTTCCTCCAGTATCGGGACATCGACCTGCCGCTTATCCAGTGCGACGACGTGAGGGTCATCGCCTATCAGCATGCGCTGCCGGGCGGCCTCGGAGAGCTGTGCAAAATCTTCAAACTGCCGACCGACATCGCTAAGGATAAGGACGGCTCACGACTGATTCAGAAATTCTGCGTCCCTAAATTTAAGAACGGGATTAAGAACTACCGCATGAAGCGAGAGGACACCCCCGCAGATTGGGAGCGATTCGTCGAGTACTGCCGCCGTGACGTCTCCTCCATGCGTGAAATCTACAAGCGCTTTCCAGGGTTCAACAACACGGTTCAGGAAAAAGAATTCCAACTCCTGGACGTCACAATCAACCGCCGAGGCATGTGTGTCGATCTCGACCTCGTGCGTGCAGCGATTAAGCTGGCTGATAAAAGTAAGGACGAGATGGACGATGCGATCGCCGAGAAAACAGGCGGCGCTGTCTCCTCCGTCAACCAAAGACAGGCCATTCTCGATCATATCCGTGAGGCCTATGGTATCGAGCTTGAGTCCCTCAGATCAACAGACATTGAGCGGTATCTCGACGACCCTGAGATACCTGAGCCGGTCAAGGACATACTGCGCGATCGACTCAGAGGCGCAAAGACCAGTAAAGCTAAATACAAGGTGGTTGAAAACTGCAATGTTGAAGGCCGCCTCAAAGGGTGCCTCCAATTCCGAGGCGCCTCCAGAACAGGGCGAGTTTCAGGGGTTAAGTTCCAGCCGCAAAACCTACCCCGTCCTACCAAAGGAGCTCAGGAGATCGAGGCCGCTATCGAGCTGATGAAAGCCGACGCGCTTGACCTTGCGTACGAGCACCCGTCCGAGTTCCTGTCTGAGTGCCTGAGGGGTGTTATCGTCGCATCACCCGGCAAGCGCCTCTGCGTGGCTGACTACTCCAATGTGGAGGGCCGAGTGCTCGCATGGCTCGCAGGCGAAGAGTGGAAACTGCAAGCCTTCCGAGAGTTCGATGCGGGCCAAGGTCACGACCTCTACAAGCTGACGTACGGCCGCACGTTCGGCGTGGACCCTGAGAAGGTGACGAAAGAGCTCCGTCAGATCGGCAAAGTTGAGGAGCTTGCCCTCGGTTACGGCGGAGGAGCTGGCGCCTTTGCTCAGTTCGCAGACAAATTCGGCATCGACTTCACCCACATGTCAGAGCTCGTCAGAAAAACGGCAGACCCTGAGGTCTATGCGGACTCAGAAAACATGTGGGAATGGGCGCTCGAGAAGAAGATCACCGCAAAATTGCCACATGACGTATGGGTCGCATGCAACGCAGTGAAACAATCGTGGCGCAACGCCAACGCTCAGATCGTTGCGTTCTGGTCAGCGTGCGAGACCGCCGTCCGCTCAGCTATTGAGATTCCGAACAAGTCTTTTCCGATTCGCCCCGGCCTATACGCTCGACGTTATGGAAACTGGCTTCTGCTGCATCTCCCGTCAGGTCGCTTCCTTGTTTACCCGGCGCCGAGAGCGTCCGACGGAGGCGACGCCACCTACATGGGAAACAACCAGCGGACCAGAAAATTCGAGCGCCTCAAGACGTGGGGCGGAAAGATTGTCGAGAACATTACTCAGGCTGTCGCATGCGACTTGTTGTTTGAAGCAGGCTTGAGACTTGAGAAGGCGGGCTACGAGATCGTCCTGTCTGTACACGACGAGTACATATGCGAAATACCTGATGACAAAACCCGAAATCATCGACACATGGAGGAACTCATGTCGTCACTGCCCTCATGGGCTGAAGGCCTGCCGCTTGTAGCGGCGGGGTTTGAAACTTACAGATATAGAAAGGAGTAATTATGTACAGCACATTCAAAAACTACACCACGGAAGAACTGGAACAGAAAGCAGAGGACGCCGCGAAAGAGGCCGCGGAAACCCTCCGCGAGGTTGAACCCCTCTGTGACGGGCAAGGCAGAGGCAGGCTCATCCTTCCTCTCGGCCTCGGTCGATTCAATGGCGACGCAGAAGCCCCGTTCTTGAAGTTTGTTGACTCCGACGGCAAGAGGTACTGCTGCCTGCTCCCGATTCATGGGCTGAAGGAATTGCATGCGTCAATCCAAGAATATCTGGACGCGTTTGATAACGAGACCCGCCACTGATTGGAGGACCGATGAAAGCATCTGAGGTTATCAAACACGAGCTCCCCAAGCTCACTGCGGAGCTCGAAGCAAAAGGCTACCTCGTTAAGACCTTCGAGAAGTCCGGACAGATCAACGTCTATCTGAGCGGGCAGGTTTTTATCTACTACGTCACAACGGGACGGATTGTTATGCACAAAGAGCGAGGGTTTTCCGCCTTCCTGAAGCTACTTGAGGAGAACAAATGAGTCTACTTACCCAACAATTCTTTGGCACGCTGAGCATCCAGATAGGGCTTCACCCAAATCTCAACGAGTTGGTTTATCAACCTGGAAAGAATCTGAGCCATTTCAAGGTTATCCGATCCTTCCATGTTAATAACACCCGGATGCGCATATTCATTGCCAATCACTCTACAAACGTGAAGAAGTTCTTTGATGTGGGCGCTGGCACCAAGGGACTCAATGCGATCAATAAGACGAGCCTTTTCTTTGAACCCTTCCGGATTTTCAAGTCTCCCCGCGTAATTAACAAGGAGCTCCAGAGAGATTCTAAGAAGGGCGCAAGCAGCGCGAGGAGAAAGGCTGAGGATGCTTTGAGCCTCTTGGAATATTTCTTTTGCATCCTCCGGCATTTCTTCGACCGGAAGTATTCCTTGTTTAAGCGGCCAAACAATCGCTTCTTTGTACCAAAGCACAGGCTTCTTACAGCTCAGACACTCTGTAATACAGAGATAGTCGTCCCCGTAAAAATGGGTCTCATAGGTTTCTTGACTTTTAACTGGATGGATATCACTAAATGTTTTAGTCCCGCAATGCGGGCACACGTATGATGAAGGAATAAACATGAAAGACTCCAAAAGGGATTTATTTGAAATTCTAAAGGAACGTTCTTTAAACCTCTCCTCGCTTTTTAACGCGATCGAATGCGCTGAAGGCGACTTGAACAAGATCAAAAAACTAGCAATTAGAAGAGGCTCCGGCGATTCGGTGGATATCAAGGAGATCACGACCCTAGTTATTTCTGCCAAAAAGCATCTGGATGAAGCTCTTGTTTTCACCATCGAGTCTCTGCTGGAGAAGAACCAATGACCACACCTGAAGGACAGAACACACTGTTTCTAAAACAAGCCTGCAAGAAGCTCGGCATCACGGCATTCAAGCTCGGCTTCGAGGGCACTGTTGGAGCCCCCGACTGGTTGCTGATGCGTGACGGGCGTCACATCCTTATCGAACTCAAGGCCAAAAAGGGGCGCCTGTCTCCTCAGCAGCAGAGGATGATTCGCACCCTCGAGGACGAAGGAGCGTTTGAGGTTTTCGTCTGCCACGATACCGATAGCATCAAGACAGCCATCTGCTGGGGCCTCTTCGGCGGCGTGAACGTGACGAGGGATTTATGAAATTCACACCGAGACCCTATCAAGAGCGGATGATTCAGGCGATTCTTCAGCGCAAGCGCATTGCGCTGTTCGCAGGGATGGGTATGGGGAAAACATCCTCCACGCTCGAGGCAATTCGCCGCATCAGGGAAAAGAGACCCAAGCTCAAAGCGCTTATCGTTGCGCCGCTCCGTGTTGCGCAAAGCACGTGGCCCGATGAGCTCCTCAAGTGGGACGATTTCAAGCACCTCAAGGTCTCTGTCGTTTGCGGCAATCAGCGTGAGCGCATCCAGACTCTCGAGACAGACGCGGACATTTACACCATCAACTATGAGAACATCCCCTGGCTCGTCAACTGGTGCGGAGACGATTGGAAGTTCGACCTCATTGTTGCCGACGAGAGCACGCGGCTCAAAGGCCTGCGCTCTAAGCAAGGCACGCAGAGGGCCAAGTTCCTAGCTCGAGTCGCCCATCAGTCAGAGGGGTTCATAGAGCTGACAGGAACACCGGCGCCGAACGGGCTCCTTGACTTGTGGGGGCAGATGTGGTTTCTCGACAAAGGCGCGCGCCTCGGCAAGTCCTTCACTGCCTACCAAAAGCAGTACTTCTACCCCGTCACACACGGCGGGGCCGCTCAGCATTGGTGCGAGTGGAGGCCGTTTGAAGGGTCGGACGAGAAGATCAAGGAGAAGCTGAAGGACATCACAGTTACTGTCAACCCCGAGGACTACTTCGATGTCGCACAGAACATCTCTAATGACGTGGTGGTTGAGCTCCCTCCTCTTGTTATGAAGCAGTACCGCCGCTTCGCTCGCGAGCTGTACCTTGAGCTTGAGAACGGAGAGGAGATCACAGCAGCGAACGCCGCAGTTAAAACGGGGCGCTTGCTTCAGATGGCAAGTGGGGCCGTGTACTCCGAAGAAGGTGAAGGCTTCGAGTTATTCCACTCCGCGAAGATCGACGCTCTGAGGTCCGTCATCGAGGAGGCAAACGGCATGCCTGTGCTGTGCTCCTATAGTTTCAGGCACGAGGTGGAGCGCATCAAGCAAGCGTTCCCTCAGGCAAAGCTTCTTGACAAGGACCCACAGACCATCCGCAACTGGAACGCAGGACGCATCCCGCTACTGCTTGCGCACCCCGCATCATGCGGCCACGGGCTCAACCTTCAGGACGGAGGAAACATTCTGGTGTTCTTCTCCTGCGGCTGGTCCCTTGAGCTTCACGATCAGATCATCGAGCGCATAGGCGCGGTCCGTCAGGCTCAGGCAGGACACGCGCGCCCCTCCTTCGTGCACTACATCGTGGCCAAGGGGACACTGGACGAGGTGGTGAAAGAGCGCCTTGCCTCCAAGCGTGAAGTACTGGATGTTCTGCTCGATAAAAAGACTGCGATTTTAGGGGACGAATGATGCCGTCGAACAAGAAGCCAAGAAAGGCATACAAGCCGCGCACCGTCAAAAACCCGGGCGTGTTCTATTCCCGCAAGAACATCGACCGTGTGAAAGAAATCATCACCGACATCATGCTCGTGGTCGAGATCACTCTGCCAAGAGGACTCGCAACGGACGATCACATGCACCAAATCCAAGATTTGCTGAATTGGGGCGGCCTCATGCTGGTCGATCGCCGTTGGCCTGGTCAGGAGTCCGAGGTGAGAGAGTTCCAAGCCGACCACTACTGCGCCCTCCACGCCTATAGCCGTATCGTAAAGCGCAAGCGCGAGGGAAAGACGCACGGCTATACGGGCACCGCTGAGGAGCTCAACGTCCTGCGTGATGTCTGTTGGCAGATCGCTGAGCTACTGCGAGAGGGCATGGAGCACAGCCCGCTGCGCACCCTGAAGGAGTTCCTTGCCGCTAAGCAGATCGTGGAAGAAGACCACGCAAGACGCGAGGCCCTAGGAATTCCGCACGGCGTCCAAGAAACAGACAAAGACCGAGTCGGAAGACTCATGAGACAGAAGCATTTCAATAAAAAGGAGAAACGAAATGACAACTGACCTTATCAACCACCCCGAGCACTATGAGGGGCAGGCAATCAAGCTGGAGCCGATCGATTTCTGCGAGCGCCTGCCGTTCTGCGAGGGGAACGCTCTCAAATATTGTTTCCGTGCGGGCCACAAGGAGGGCTCCTCTGAATTGCAGGACCTGAAAAAGGCTCAGTGGTATCTGAACCGCAGAAAGTCGCCCGGCGCCGCGACAGTGAGCGAGCGATTTTTCGAGCTTCTCGTGTGGCTCCGTCGAGCCGAGGGAGTCATCGGTGAATCGGCAATGGCAACAACCCGCGGCGACTATGCGGCGTTTTGGGTCAAGCTCGCCGCGCACGTGAACAACCGAATCAAGGAATTGGAGGATGAGAAATGAACAAGCAAATTTTACAGAAGAGCGATATTGCCGAACTTACAGGCCGCCACGTTAAGACAATCGAGCGCTGGATTCGTGAAGGGTTCTTCCCCGGCGGCCGGTACATGAAGGGGCGCCAGGTATGGACGGAAAAAGAGTTTTCCGATTGGTTTTCAAAACTTCCGGAAAGGCTGCAAAGCAAAAACAGTGTCAGCCCACGCCTGCATGACGGGGCGTCTCAACTCTAATAAGTCGCTCCGCTGGTATGCCTGAAAGACAGCGTTGCCCACAGAGTGCATCAGACACTTCTCTGCAACGCTGTCGTTTATCTCATTCTCCGCCGCCCAGTCGCGGAACGTTGATCTGAACCCGTGCATTGTGGCAGTTGTCCCCGTCATTCGTTTAAGAAGTACGCTCAAAGAGTACTTGCTGCCTAGCGTATCCCGCACCGCAAACACGTACTCACCCTTGCGCTCAATAGAATTTAAAAGCTCGACCACCTGATCACTCAAAGGAACTCTATGAGGGTACGGCTTGCTATCCTTACGGCGCTCAGGCGGAATACTCCACACTCTCTCTTCAAAATTAAACTCCGACCACTTTGCGCCTGCCGTCTCTCCTACCCTACATGCCGTCAGAATCGTGAAGAGAATAAGCTGACGCGTCCGATTGTTGGCAGGAAGAAAGCACTTGAGCTTTTCCTGTAGTTCCTCCAAAGGCATAGATATGTGGTGCTTAACCGTTCTGACTTTTGACGGCGGCGGAAGATACTGGTCAAGGTTCCCTTTCCACAACGCGCAATTAAATTCTAGATACCCCTCGTTTACCGCGTAGGCCAGAATGCTTTCAAGCCTAGTTCTGATTTTCAAAGCCGTCTGATTTTTGGCAGACCATATCGGCTCGAGAACCGCCACGACATCTGCTCGTTTGATTTCATCTATTCGTTTATTTCCGATGACGGGGTACACGTAGCTATTAAAGTACTGGACCGTGTTGGCGTACGTCTTATTGCTTCTCCAGCGTTTCACCTCTTTGATCTTCTCTATCGTTTGTTCTGCAAAACTCTTGAAGCTCGGAACCTCTGCCCTTGAGTACTCCTCAGCGAGTCTCTCCTTCGTACTTTGGGTGAGCGGCAGACCGCTAGCTAGTCGCCCAAGAAACTCTTTGGCGGTACTCTTTGCCTGTGTGAGATCGACCTTGCTTACAGGTCCGATGGATTTATCCCGCCTCTTACCGTCCACCATGTAGCGGAACACGAAGCGTCGCGTGTTGCCCCTGACAACGTAAAGCAGATTAGGCGCCGCCGTGTAGAAACCGTCTGGAAGAGTCAGATAATTTTTCAGTGTGACTTTCGCTTTCAT